AATGGAGACTTTTGATTTATTGCGTAACGCAATGGACGATTCTGTCCTGTTTGATCATCGAACCATAATAGTGGCTTACGAGAAGTATTTCTCGAAGACAACATAAAGGTCATTGGGAATGATTTTCTTTTAAGGACATACATCTTGTCCTCGATAGTTAGCTTTGACATTTGATTATAATTTAATTTTTAAAAAGAAATAAGGGGAGGATTTCTCCTCCCCAATATTTTACTAAGCTTCGAACAAGAAGAAGTTATTCGCACCAAGTGTACATAAAGCACGCTCAGATAAGAAGTTAACCTCCATTGCATCTAGATCGCTAGTTTGAGCACCACCAGCAGAACCTGTGATCCAAGTCTTGTAGCGACGATCTTCAGTCTCAGAAGCACGGTAACGAACGTGTAAGAACGGACGTTTAGCGTTTTTGCCTAAGATTTGATCGTAAACTGTAGTAGAACCTGCAGGTACCAAGATACCGTTGATTGCTCCACCTACGATTCCTCCACGAAGAGTTGCATCGTTCAAGTATTTCCAGTCAGTCTTGTAGAAGTCATAACCACGCTTGAAACCTTTGAAACCTAAGTTCAAAGCCATGTTCTCATCGTTGTTAAACAAACCGTAAGAAGTACCGTTAGTACCGTAAGAGTTCTGAGAAGCTAACATATCATCGATATCGAATGAGAAGTTACGGTTCAAGAAAATTACGTTCTCTTGGATAGAACCCTGCTTGTCAAGACGTTGGATGATTGAATCGAAATCTGACAAAGTAGATGGGTTACCACCTGACCATACGTTACCACGAGTAGCAACTGCATCAAATAAACCTTCAGTACCAGCAGCACCAGGTTGTACTTGAGAAGCAGCAACTGTCAAGTAAGCCAAAGCACCTGAACTAGCTTCTGCAGGAACACCTTCAACCATTGACATCTCTAAGTAATCTTCGAAACGTAAACGAGTCTCGTGCTCAGATTTGATGTACCATAAGTATCCTGTAGCACCATTCTCAGAAGTTACTTCAACCCATCCGATTTGAGCCATATCAGAACCAGATACTGAGTACTTGTCCTTGATGATGATAGGCTTGTTTTCGAAGAAGATGTCTTCTGATTCTAATGAACCAACCATTCCAGTAGATCCTTTAGTGAATTCAGAACCGTAAACGAAAGCAGTAGAAGCTGTAGAAGCTGCGATTGTTTGTCCACCACCTGCGTAGTAAGCTACAGTAAATGTATCATTAGCAGAGTTTACTGCAGTAATAACAGCTTTGTCAGATGCAGAACCAGCGTTAGCTGATAAGAATACAGTTTGGTTAACACGGAAGTTAACAGTTACGTTAGAGTCGTTAACTGTCCAAGTAGCTGTGTCAGCTCCTGGAACTGCAGTTGTTGTTACGTTAACGTACTTTGTGTGTAAACGTCCTTGCTCTGCCCACTTAATTAAGTCAGAGTTAGACGGCATCTCTGCTCCTACTAAACGTAAGAAAGATGCAATAGAGCGATTACCATAACGCTCGAATTCTTTCTCGTAAGTATCTGGAAGATACTGATTCATGAAGTCGAAGTTGGTAATGTAGTTGGTAGGCAATGTTGCCTTTACCGCTGAGGGTTGTAATTGAAAACCCGGGGAAGCTTGAACTGATCCAGCCATTGTTTAAAAAATTAGTTTTGGTTTTAAAATTATTTAATCCGGAGTCTATTACCGTGATCATTATCCAAAGCCGTTACCTTAAAACCTCCTTTATCAATTGGTTGTCCTGTTGTACGAACAGATCCCATGTCAATATTCTTGCTTTGTTTAGCAGATTGATCAATTGCATCAGATTTACCTTGTTCGTAAAAGAATTTTGCAAAAGAATCAGGGTTCATGGCTACAGCTATCGTCTTATGATAAGCTTTAGCATCCTTGATATATCCTTTTTCATCGACAAAGTTGCCAAAGAATTTGGAGATATCCATTTGTTTGTTTTTTAAGTCCTCAGCATTCGATGGCTTCCAAGACACATCCTTATCTCCAATACCGAATTTGAAACCTTCAAATTCATTAGAGAATAATTCATTAGTCTTTTGCACAAAGAATTCAGATTTCTTTGATTGCTCCTGCTGTTGAGCAGAAGCGTTACTCATATATTCCTTATAAGATCTCAAAGCCTCTTGGTCTTCGGAAGAGACAGATGATATACCATTCGACTCGAGTGGTGCTCTGTACTTTTCTTTTTGTTCCTCGAAATACTTTGTTGCCTTAGTAAGTTCTTTTTTAAATGCAAGTTTTTTCTTTTTGATGTCACGTTCGTCATCTAAATCCTCATCGTACCCAAAACGATCTGACATTTCATATTGAATATCTTCATCGTCTAACTCTGGGCTTATCTCCTTAAGGTATGTAGCTAATAAACGCTCAGGCTTCTCGTTTGAGAAATCCTGGTTAACACGATAGAAGTCTTCTAGTCCACGACCTGTTTCTCTCTTGAAACGATAAAAAGCTTCAACGTCATCAGGAAGTAATTCCTTCTGAGGCTCAACAGGTGTAAACAAATCATCTAAAGAGTTAGCCTCTCTATTATACTTGCTTTTCAAATATGAAAGAACGTCTTCATCGCCAAATGATGACTGAGGAGTTGATTGCTCTTCTCCCGATCCTAATGCTGTGTCGGGTTCAGCAGATAGATCAACTTTAACTTCTTCAGATGTTTCGAACTGCTCGACACCTGTTTTTTCCTCATGTACTTTAAGCAGAGTCTCTTCTACTTCTTGGACAGACTTCTCTTCAAAGTCTACCAGTTTTACTTGAAAATTTTCCATTATTATTTAATTTAATTTGCACAAAAGTAGTAATAAATTTTATCTTGGATTAAACTGCTCTAAACTGAAGCCATCAAGTGAATCTTCCTCAGACTCAAAGCTCATTGCAGGTAAGTCTTTTTGACGTTGTTCAATCAATTTAGATTGCTGTGTTGCCTGTAACTTTGTTCTTTCATCCTTAGCTTTTTCTTTATCCATATCAAGCTGCTTAATCTTCTCAACCTCCATGCCTTTAAGTTGCATGTTGTAATTAAACTCAACGCTCATTAACTGCTCTTTAATTTGAGCCTCTGCCTGCATACGCTGAATATCAAACTGCATCTGAGCTTGAGCCAATTGAGCCTTTGCCTGAGATTCTGCTTGTACTTTTTGTAATGCCGCTTGAGCAGATGCTTGAGATGATTGAATGTTTCCTTGAGTTTGCATTTGTATTTTAGCTTGCTCATTCTTCATGTCATCTTGTTGCTTCTTCTTCCGCTTTAATTTAAGCAATTCGTTAGCTAACTTAAGATTCTTCATCTGACGAATATCAATAGCATCTTCTAGACTAATTTGATCCCGTTGCATAGCAACTTGGATATTAGCCTCTAACTGAGCCTTCTCTTCTTCATCAGGGGCAACCTCAATAAATACACCAAAATCGTGTAAGTACAAGTCTTTGATTTCATCTAATACACCAACTGCATATTTACCAATTTGCATTACAAACTCTTCTTTAAAATCAGAGTACTCTAAAATGTCTGCAATTCGGCAAGATAGGGCTTCCGATAAACGCTTAGTAATAAACAAGCTGCCTTCTAAAATATGACGAGTTGCTGTATTTGAATTAAGAGCCGCAAGTTTCTGTACACCTACCAATGCATCAGGGTTTGGAGTTGATGCATCTCTAGCTTCATTTAACCCGGTAACATCCCTGATCATTGATAGGTACTGATTGTATGCATTAATTAATGCAGTGATTTTTCCTTGTCCGCTATTACTATTAAGTTCTTGAATTGGTATTCTGCCATTATTGAAATCTCCATCAACAGTTGAGCTTCTACCAATAACACTACCTGTTTGGAAGTATAATCGTAAAGCATCTTCTGGATTGTATGCAGCTCCTGTTCCCAAGTCAACTTCGTTAATACCATCGGCATCAATGTAAACACCATCAGGAACAACACGCTGTAATACTTGTTGTAGCTTCAAGTGTGTAAGTTGAATTAAGTCAGCAAAAGGAATCATTCTACGAGTCAATGACTCGATAACTCCTTTGTACATACGTGGAGCAACAGCAATATATTGAGGCAATGCATATTGAGATGCAGACTTAGGGCGAACCATGTTTTTAGCAAGTTCCCACTTAAGTAGGTAACTTGAGCCCATAACCATTACGCCTTCATACCAAACGTCAATACGTTTTTCAACACGCTCAAAACGCTCTTCCATTCCTTCCGGAACTTGGAAGTTCTGATCCTTCTCAATTACTTTTGATCCTCCGTTGTCGTTGTACTTCTTTTTGTAAACATACGTTTTGTCTGTTTTATAATTGAAATACATAAGAGTAACAACGTCACGATTGAATAAATCGCTACGATAAGGGCGAAGTACGCCATAGTAATTATACCAAGCCGTACCAAGCTGCTGAATTTCTGCCAATTCTTCATTAGTAATATTTGGCTTAATTTTTATAAGTTCGCTAATAGGTACTTGCTTTACCTCGCCAAAGTAGAAACAATCATCAAATGTAGGTGACTCTGTATAACTATATACCATGTTAGCAGGGTCAACATACTCAACTCTTACTCCCGATCCAGGAAAGAAAGAATGCTTGACCATACCAATTCCAATAGTAGCAATGTCATAATCAAATCTTTTGCGTGTATCGCTATAATGGTTGACATCTAAAATTGTATTAATAGCTTCTTCTTCAGCAATCTCAATAGCAGGCTTATATCTAAGTTGCATATAAAGATTTAACTCTTGCTCATTTTCAGGTAAATCTTGAGGAGGTACATTAAATGCATCAATGCCAAAATCTTTTTGAGTTTGCAGTAAAAAATCTTTTGAGACCATATCAGCCTCAACCATTTCTTGAAATTGAGTTCTTCTCTCCATTGACATTGCATCTTGTGCATATGCCTTAACTTCAAATAAACGATCATTCATTCCGTTAACAACGATATCAACAAACTTTGGAATGATAGGTACAGGTGTCCAGTCTAAGTTAATATGCGACATATCGCCATCAACCTGGAATTGTTCTTTATATTTTGCAATTGATTGTTCACCACGAGCATATAACCTAATGCGATGAAAGTCAATCCATTGAGAATAGAAGCGACAGTTATTACCTGTCTTCGCAAACCATTCCCACATAATACTTTGTCCTACTTTTAATCCAAACTCCTGAGATGCTTTCTCTGCATCCGTAGCCAACTGTGTTGGGAAGTTGGTCGGATTAATCATTATTAAAGGGTCGTTCATATATTTTTCAGTCTACTCGCTGAACCGCTGTTATCGTATCTTGCAAATTTAATGCTAATTTTTGACTCTTTTTTCTCAGGCAGATAAATGTGTTTCTGATTAGCCATAATAGCCAAGCCAGAACTGATAGAAGCATCATACTTTGTTCTATCATTAACATTAAATTTAGACCAATCTTGGAGAGTTCTAGTGAAAGGCATATTGCCTATTTCGTCAGGATTCCTGTAGGTACCTTCTAGGTCATAGCCTACATACTTCTCAATGTAAGTACCAATTCCTGCAGCGTGTGCTTGTTTCATATCCTCGCTTGACGATGGTATGCCACCAATCTCAATCTCAGTAAATGATAACTTGGCTTTATGCTTGTCAGGTCTGTTCATTGAAAACCCACGATAGCCTCTATTCTTAAAGTGATAAAGAAGACGGGCTTTGTTATTTTCCGCAAGTATTGGCATGCCATAAAAAACGCAAGCCATTAGCACCTCCTCAAAGAATATCTCAGCTGTCTGTGGACGAGCAATGTACTCTAAGAAGAATGCATTTGACGGAGCATTCGCCATATTGAACTTAGTAAGACCGTGAAGAGAGCCATTCGACCCACCAAAAGTAGCACCCGAAATATCATAAGGGTCACATCCAAAGACCCCGATGTGTTCGTTGAGAGGATAACGTGTTCCATTTTTAGTTATAAACTTATTGCGTAATGCTATTTCAGGTATCCAAGATACTAAAAATCTTCCTGCCTTATCAGGAGTCCAAACAACCTCTGTGTCTTTCTCTCCGTTTTTCCAATGAAAGAATCCACGAGTTAATACGTGATCCTGTATTAGGCCATCATTGTAATCTATCTGCTGATAGATTTTAGTTAGGTTATAAATAGATGACTTGGTCTCATCACGGAATGCGTGAGACTCTGTTCTAGGGAACTGACGATAGAATTCGTTAAGTGCATCCGGGTTGGACTTTAATGAGGACACCTCATTATTCCAATACTCAATAACACCTTGAGTTATCCATGTGCCTTCGGCCGACTTAACTGGTTTAGCAGGAGTCTCTAATACTGCGTGACCATATTCATCAATGTATCCCTCAAAGTTATACTCCATCGGAATAAAGAGCGAATAAAGACCCGATAGAGTCTGACCATTCTTGTTTCTTTTTGTGACATCTGAGTCATGATATAGTCTTTTATAATTTTCTCCACCTTTGTCAAGCGAGTTGGATGTTGAACCCATCATGCACTTACCAATAATCCTAGCACCTAAACGAAGACAAGTCTTACGAATACGCCAACCATTCTCGATGTTCATTGGCTTCTCTAACTTAGCAGCCTCGTCCTCAATTAGGAACCGAAGCTTCTCACCATCGTACGAGTTGTCTGCTGTATTACGCCAGTCAATCGATGTATCCAATCCGTCAATATCTTCGTCTTGCTCCTGATCCATGTTCTTGCGTGTAATCTTAGATGCAGGAACACGGAAAGCAAGTTCAGTCTTTGGTGTGGTCATACCATCACGCACAGGCTGAAAAAAGAATGGGTAGTTGTTAGCAATAGGCACAACCTTATCCGTAAACATTTTTTTCGCATCAGGTCCTGTTTTCGAAACCATCCCAATACGAGCATCTTTTGCTAATGTAGCAATATCTACGGAAACAGAGGATGCCATAAAAGAAAAACCTGAACGTCTATTTTTTAGATAGCACATACCAAAGCACCTAGTGTCTGCTTTGCAAGCTTCAAAGAAAAGAAAGAATATTCTATTTGATTCACGGAAGTCAGGGTGTCCAACATCGGTCTTTGACCAAGTGAGATACATATAATGATGACCTGAGATATAAGTCTTTACGCCTTTGTTGGTAAACCAATAGCCGTACTCTCTTCGATCAAACTCCTCCTCGATAAAATCTACCCATTGTGTTTTAAATGAATTGTCACGTCTATTCCAATCAAATATTGTTTTGATCCGAGATAATTCCTTTGGCAATATAATTGGTTCCCACTTGTCAGCCTTGTAAGATAATTTTTCGGGAGTCTTTGGTAATCCTACTCTAAGATTTTGAATATCGTATATATCACCCAAAGTTCCATCTTTAGATATAATGACAATATCAAACTCTGGATTATATCCATACTCCCATTCTTTCTTGGCGTTCTTTTTGTCAAGTACTTTCTTGGGAACAACATTATCTATTATTTTATATAAACTCATTTTGCTTTCGCTCTAGATTCAGCAAACCCACGATTAGTATTAACCTGATTATTAACAACACCATCAATGATGTTATTCTCTTCTTCTATACGCTTAAGAATCTCGAACGCATCCATGATGGCTAACTTTTTAGCCTGAGCTGCATTCTTAAGTTTATCTGCACTCAAGTCATCCTCAGCGTGCGTAACAATTCTTTCTTCAGCAACCTTAATTAACTCTTCAACAGCTTTGTATCCGGAGTCAATGATTCGCTTTTTTAATTCTGTTATACGACTCATAGTTTAATGGTTAGGTTCTTTGTGTACATCCTGTAAACCTTCTCTCCGTCAATCCAAAAAGGATACTCTGATTCAGGCTCAAAGATGACCATATCGCCCACTTTAAGACCAAGGTCTAGTACTTCATCGTTCGCATACTTTATCGTGCCAACAAGGGGCTTTTCTACATCAATGGTGGTGATGCCAGTATGGTCGTTATCAACAGGAGAAACAAACACATACCGGCCGATTCCTTTCCATGTATCACACTCATGCTTATATGCGTATGGATCATCGATAAAAAATAAATCATCACGGAAATAATTCCACGATGACTTCTCACGACCACGCATATCGTAGTAATACTTAAATGTGTTATGATGCACGATAACTATATCGCCAACTTGAACAGGCCCTTGGTAACCGATAGGAGTTTCAATTACAACAGCCTCACGAGTGGAGGCTTTGTAATCTTCCTTAGACGTAGATATAATGATGCCATTACGCTCATCATCATATCGCTTACCATCTTTTGGCTTTACGATAAAATAAAATGGAGACTTCATTAGAACTCGATATTATACTCGAGGACAAATGGCGTGGTTGATGTAATTAATTTCCAAAGAACTATTTCAGCATTCTTCTCAATAAAAATACTAACCGAGCCATCATCCTTTTGTGTGATTAAATGAATACGATATGACTTATCAAGGACTTCCTGTCCATGAGTATAGTTCATAGCGTTCTTATAATCGGGGCCGATAGATATCTTACGAATCAGCATTTTGTTCTTTGATTTCTCCAGTTACGGTGTCGATCAATACGTTGCCATATTTCTGATGCATTTCCTCCTGGATGTTATTTAATTCTTCTGCGAATTTCTCAGCATTAAATAATACTGATTGCTTTTGAGTCTTTAATCGATTTAAAGAAATCTCAATATCAGCGATTGTTGTGCGTGCCTCACGAAGACCTTTTGTCGTTTCGTTCAAGCGAGCTAATTCTTCTTCTTCTAATTTTTTCATTGTTATTTTATTAAAGTAATATGCAAATTTAGCATTTTTCCTTTTATATTTACTGCTAATCTAATTAATTCAAAAATGAAATCCAAGATTTTATACTTAGCCCCTCACTTATCGACAGGAGGGATGCCATCTTTTCTTCTCAAGCAGGTACAATTACTAAACAAAATGTACGACATACATGTAGTAGAATATCAGTTCTACACAGCTGATTTCGTAGTGCATCGTAATGCGATAAAAGAAATACTTGGTAACAAAGTATATACTCTTGGTGATACCAAATCAGAACTACTTGACATAGTAGCAAATATTAAACCTGACATCATTCACCTACATGATGTGGCTGAGAGATTTGATCACGAGGTGATGTCTGAGTTATACACTCCAACAAGATCACACAGGATTATTGAGACTTGTCACGATGTATTTTTTAATCCGGATAAAGAAAGAAAGTTTCATCCTGATGCATATGCATTCTGCTCTAGTTATCATAAAGAGGTTACATTTAAGAATATGCCTACAAAGGTAAAGTATGTTATTGAATTCCCTATCGATCCTAAACAATCCGAAAAACAAGAAGACACAAAGTATGTAGTTAATGTTGGGTTGTGGACACCAGGAAAGAATCAAGCTGAAGGAATTGAGATTGCGAGAAAGAATCCTGATTGGACATTTTATTTTATTGGTAATCAAGCTGGTAACTTCCAAGATTATTGGAAACCTTTAATGAATGATTTGCCACCAAATGTTAGAGTACTAGGAGAGCGTGATGATGTGGACTCATTTTTAAAGGAGGCTAACGTATTTATGTTTAATAGCACAATTGAATGTAATCCACTTGCATTGCGTGAGGCTATTGCATACAACTTGCCAATCATTGCTCATAACCTACCGCAGTACCACGGAAGATATGCGGCTTACATACAACCAATCGATACAGACTTAAATACAATCAAGGCAAATTATGTGACTATTAAAGATCAGACATCTGATTTATTCAAAACAAAACTATCAAAGTTTTACACAAAAGTAATGGCAAGTGATATCGAAGATCAGGATGTTCAGATAATAGAACACAATGTTAACGGCCCTTATTTTGAGATAAAATCTGCTGTCAAATCTTGGTTCCACCTAGTATGGAAAACAGGTACAGGTGAAACTGTTTATGAGAACACAATTCAGTCTAATTCGTGGGCTAGATTAAACAGACAATACTACGAGAATTGGTCGCTTGAAGTGTACGAGAAAGGAGAGAAGTTTTATGAAAAAACACTTAATTTAAAAGGAAAGCGTGTTTTGATTTGCATCGATAGTAAATCACTTGGAGATAATATTGCTTGGGCTCCGTATGCTTTAGAGTTTCAAAAGAAGCACGATTGCAAAGTTATTTTGTCCAGTTTTTTTGCAAATATACTGGACTATCCTGAGATAGAAATAGTAGAGCCTGGATCGAATGTTGAGAACATCCATGCACAATATAATATTGGTTGGTACTATGACTCAAACAAAGAGCCGGTACTTCCAAATACTATTCCATTACAACAAGCTGCTACTAATATTCTTGGATTAGAATTCGAAGAGATTAAGCCAAGGCTGAAATGGAAGTCAAGTAAAGGTAAATTATATTTAAAAAAGACAGTTACTATTGCAACAAACTCAACAGCCGGGTGTAAGTTTTGGACCAAAGAAGGATGGCAAGGAGTTATTAATTACTTACACGAGAAAGGATACAAAGTTATTAATGTTTCCTTAGAAGAAAACCCATTTGACAATTGCGAACAGATTATTAATCACAACATAGAAGACACCATGGGATTAATAAACATGAGTGAATTCACCATTGCTTTAGGTAGTGGGATTTCGTGGTTATCTTGGGGGTTAGGCAAAAAAGTTATAATGATTGCAAACTTCTCTGAGCCATGGCATGAGTTTGTTAGTAACTGCATAAGAATTACTGATAAGAGCCTATGCAATGGATGCTGGAACGACCCTGAAGAGAAGTTTGATAAAGGAGATTGGAACTGGTGTCCAGTCCATAAGGGGACTGATAGAATGTTTGAATGTCAGACATCCATTACGGCACAAAAAGTAATAGATGCAATAAACAAGAAGATATTGATTCGCTAGTATTAATCTCTAAACAGTTTATTGGATCCTCAAAGTCCTCAACTTGTAGTTGGGGATTTTTTCTTTGCTCATCTGTTTTAAGCCAGCACCATTTGACATCGCTATGCAATGCATTTAAATAATCTCTAGCTTCTTGATAAGGATAAATTAAAGATAGTACAACGGTCTTTTCTCTACTAAGATAGTGGGCTATGTCACTAGCTCTGTTTAGATTTTTTAATCTACCTTCTCTACTATAATCCTTGTTATTAAATAATTCACGAAGATCATCTCCATCGATGTGATGATAATCTCTACGCTTTAATAATTCTTTAGCAAGTGTAGTCTTACCTGCCCCAGGTTGTCCGATCAAAGCTATTATCATGAGTATAATTAAATTTATTAAAATACCAGTTATGCTTATTGTATATATAATTACAAACATCTTTACCCAAAATATCTTCAGCACTAGAAGAAACTTTTTCTAATTTGCGTTGTATTTTATGGTCACCAAATGGTCCGTACAAAGAATCATCCTCTTGTGTAATCTGTTCGATATTATCAAAATCGTGTTGGTAATATGGTATATCAAAGAATTGATATATCTTACTCATCTCTAATGATGGATCATTACACAAGTCTTCGTATTTTAAGAAGTGAATATTATTGTTTAGGCCCATTCTAAAAACCTCACTAAGGCTATCCAATGAAACTCCTAAGGGCATAGTCTTTTCCCAAAGTTCAACACGCTTTTGTGTTGTCGTTCCTTCTAGGTTATGCCAATTAACTATAGGGTTATGCATCTCAGGATATTGACGATACTTCTTTTCAAGTGATGCAAATATATCACGCAAGTCTCTTACAATACAAATAATCTTTGGATTGTCTTGAATCTTATTTATAAACTCATAAGAAAGACCCCACCCTCGACATTTGTCTATCACATACTTTTTATCTGTAATTGGAGTATAAAAGTTTTCTATTCCTCCTCTACAGAAAGATAAGAAAGCTTTGTTCATTAAGTTTGCATCCTGTGCTAAAAATTCTCTAGATGTGCTATAAGTGAACTTTGCTGATTGAAGTAAATCAAATACGCCACTTGTTGGTGTGGCGTATATATCGGGATTTTGAGCCAAGATATTTTGTAGAACAGTACTACCTGCTCTTGGCATTGAGCTCTGAAAAAAAAGTCTTTCCATTGGATTTTATTACCAAGGCAAAGGTTTAGTTATTGGGTCTTGGCTAGACAAAATTAAATCAATTCTATCATTTAACCTAGTATAAACACCTTCTGTAAATTCAGGTCCAAGAACTGTCTGACACCAACCAATAACAATCTCATTAGTTAAATCATCATATGCAATGTAATCTGTGCCTGATGATGGCTGTGGAAGAAATACATTAAAGTCTTTAGAATAAATTTTTATTCCATCCTTTTCAGCATTGACAATAAAATCTACATTATATACAACATTAAGCAATGAGTCAATATCAAGCAAAACTTGCATTTTTGTAACTGTCCAAGTATATATCGGATACATATTTTTATTTTTTAATTACCTACTGTTCTAACTGTAGAACTCCAGTTTGCACCGTTCATGTCAAATGAATTTGAGTTAACAACTACATCACCAGCTCCAGATCCATTACCTAATGAAGAGAATGCATATAAACCAAGTCCGTTAGTGTTTGTATTTGTTGGGAAATATACTGCCCCTTTGTCATAGTTACTAAACCCACTATTAGCAATTGGACGCCAAAGAAAAGAACCTGATGCCCATCTACTTGATCCTACAATCTTAACACTTACAATGTATGTAGTATCAACACTTAAAATACCAATAGGAACAACTCTAATACCTTGTGCACCTGCAGTATATCCTGTTCCCGAGTTAGTGTAAAATATGGTTGCTCCTGCACCATTTATACCTGATGTTCCTGAGGTACCATTGGCACCATTTACGCCTGACGTGCCATTAACACCTGACGTACCATTAATGCCAGATGTACCACTTGTACCACTAGTATTAGATGTAATAGGGAATCCACTATCAGACAGTATGTTATTTGTTATTAAAGCTATATTGGGCATAGTAAATATTTTTATTCTTTCTTAAGCAACTTATCTAGTAAGATAGGCCAATATTCAGAAGTTTCAATGTTTAATAAATCTTGTAAATCAATATCAGGTACAGGTATTTCAACTTCAATAGATCCAATCTCATTTTGGCGATTTAAAAACTCTTGATAGTTTTCTCCTTTGATGACAATTTGATCACCTTCTTGCTCACCAAGTTCTTTATAAACCTCCATTAATTCGGCCTCCATTGACTCTAATTCTTTTTTAAGTTTAGAGTTTAATTCGTTCTGAATTAAATACTTGACACGGATCGGTAGTTTGTTGGTAAGCAATCCACCTTCTCTTTCTTTTGTTGCTTGATCTACAATTTTTCCGTTTATTTCATTAAACAAAGCGGTTACTTCAAATAAATTTAATTTCATGTTTTTATTGTTTTATTATTATTCCCACGGCAAAGGTAATACAATGAGTGGAGGATTTTTTAGATTTTCAATATTTTCATTTAATTGAGCATCAATAGCCTCTACATCTAATCCTTGATCTAGCCAAGAATCTACTTGTTGCTCAGTCAAATCTGGGTAGGCTGTAAAATCTGTATCAGATGGAGTTGCACATCCCATGGCTCCATATATATCAGTAAAATAAGTTCCATCTGTTGCTGTTCTTCGGTAATGAACCGTAGTTACTACATCTGTTAATCCATCAATAGATGGGATTGTGTCAAGTTGACTAATCACCCAACTGTACGTTATTTCCATATTATTTGTTGTTTAAAATCAAAGCATTGTTAGGGAATGCCAAGCGGCAGATGCGTATAAATATAAACCTATTGTTCCGTCAGTTTGGAATACTATTAATCCCTCAGCTGGAGATGTTATTGCATTCTTTTGTGTACTTGTCATTCGAGGAGGCAAGAATCCTTGTGTAGTTGAATTAACTACAAGTCTTGCTGATGGTATATCAGTAAATGTTCCTCCGTTTTGTAGGGTAAGGTTACCCGATGTAAACATATTTCCAAATGTTGTACTACCTTGGGGCTTAAAAACTATTCCAGTTGTTGCAAATAATTCTAAGCTACTACCAAAAACAATTTGAGTAGCTGCTTGGTCCCCTCTTATTGATGAATTTGCATTTTGGAATCTTATATTACCTGCAAGTCTTAAAGCAGTATTCGTTACCCCTGTAAACGCACCATTCGTAAATGTTGGAGCAATATCCAAACCTACTAACACATCATTATTCGCTGAAGCTACTAATGTTGGATTAATTAATTGCCCTCTTGCAATAGCTGATGATGCAGTTTCTGTTCCTCCAACGGTTAGTTTAGTTGAAGTGCCTAAAGTAGTTGAACCAATACCTGTATCTCCTGCTAAGTAGTTGGATGCAGTACCATCCATAAAGATGTTCCAACGGTTAGCACCTGATGCAATTTCGCCTTTAAATCCGTAATTATTTGTTGCTCCTATTAAATTAGATTCTGCTCTATAACCTACTTGATTGGTTATTGAAGAACCTGCCCCTATTGTACCTTGTGCTGCACTATAATGAAATAGCGAACCTAATGTAAATGAAGCAGTTTGAGTATTTAAAATTGTTTTATATCCATTAGCACTTGCGGTAACATCTGAATTTATAGTTGAGCCAATTTGCATACCAATGACACTTGTGCTACCTGTCAAGGCTTTACTAACTCGTATAATATAACCTGTTAGGGATGTACTACCAATACCCAAAGAACCAGCTAAGTAGTTATCAGCAGTACCTTGTGCATAAATATTAAATTTACCTGTTCCTGCCGATAAATTTAATTCTATACCTCTTGATAATGAAGTTCCAGTAAAATCATTTATTTGTATACCTTTATAATTAGTGACATTATTTTGCGGAGTAAAATTCATTGAGATACCAGTATAGTTAGTATAACTATTGGTATTATTAAAAGGTCCAGCCCCTCCTATTCTATATCCTGTCCAAGAACCAAAATTACCTGTTCCACCAGATTGAGATGTATATCCATCAGCACTTTGTGTTGCAGTTCCATTATTATTAAAAATTACATTACAAACTAAATAACCATTAGCAGATGTAGTACTTCTATTAATTAAAACTCTTATATCATTAGCTGTAAATCCACCAAAAGTAAAAGCATCATCATTAATATTCCAAGTGCTTCTATTAATAATACCCCACCCATTTGCACTTCCTGTAATATTGATTGTTTGTCCTAAAAATGTATTTCCAGTAGGCAAAACTTGTGTTAATGACCCACTAATAAATCCGTTGATTGCAGTATTAGAACCTAATGTAATTAACGTTCCTGTGTCTGTAATATTACTATCGCCAAGTGCTGTAATCGCTGTAAACTTAGGAATAGTATTAACAGTACCAATAACAACCGAACCGCCTGATGTTCCACTAGTTCCATTTATACCCGATGTTCCTGCTGATCCACTTGTTCCAGTAAGTCCCGAAGTACCACTTGTTCCAGTAAGTCCCGAAGTACCACTTGTTCCTGAAGTGCCTGCAACAACACCAATAGAAGTAATAACGTACGAATAATCGCCATTCTCTGTATACCAAACTACAGTTCTATTTACGCCATCTAGGTTATTTAAATACAATTTTACTATAAATCTATCCGTAGGATCTATTACAGTTGTAGGAAATACAACATCAACTTCTGTTTCATATGGATTGCTGTCATTATATTGTATTTTCACATCAGAAGTCTGAATGATTGTACCATAACCTGTTCCTGAACTATTAGCTAACTCTAGTGTAACATATGTTTCAATATCTGCAGCCGAAGGGTTAATTTCGTAATATAACTGAAAACGCTGAACTCCAGAAGGTATTAAAGAAAAACCAAGTTCATCTGTTATAAACTGTTGAACTAAAACATTCTGTTGATTTCCAGTTAATGTCTTTGAAACAGTTTGTTGCGTTATCATTGTCGGATTTTCCGATAAAATTTTATATCCGCTTACGTCACTTGACTGAGACTCATTAAAATAATAAGTTCTACCAGAAGATATTCCATTCTGTCCCGATGTTCCACTTGATCCATTAACACCACTAGTTCCATTAACACCACTAGTACCATTTACACCACTAGTGCCACTCGAACCATTAAATCCTGATGTACCATTTGTTCCATTAATACCACTAGTTCCGCTTATTCCTGAAGAACCACTAGTACCTGTTGTACCTGATGTACCTGACGATCCATCACCACCACTTGCACCATCTAGGTTAATTGACCATGAACTGTATGTGCCCGATCCAACTGTACGAGTAGGTGCGGCAAATGTTAATAACCCCGTTCCAGAATCATAACTTATAACCTCGCACTCTTGTAAATTATTAGCGTTATAAACAATAATAATAGATTGAGCAGCTGTATATGACAATCCTGTTTGAGTTGTAATTGCACCTGCATTTCCTAATGTAAATGTTGTCGTAGATGTACCACGATATTTATCACCCGAATATCCACTAGTTCCTGCTGTTCCGCTTGTTCCTGTAGTACCTGAAGTGCCTGATGTTCCATTAGTTCCGGATACACCCTGAAAAAGACCAAAAGCAACAGGTGTGTTAGCTAAAATATTTCCTGTTGTCGCTTGCTGTAAATCAGTAGTTAAATAATAAAAATCACCAACTAATGAAATATTTGTAATTTTATACAGACCATATGCACTAGGCGAATTAGGGATATGTATAAGAATAATTTTATTTATCCATTGCTCAGCAATAAAAGTTCCTGGAGTAGTATTAGCAAGAGTTAAGAAAGATACCTTTAAGATACCTTCTAATTGGTTAACATTAATATACGTGTTTGTATAACCAACTAAAGAGAAAGTTTTATCTGACTGAACAGTAGTTGTTGAATACGGAACAAAGTTCCAAGAGAACTGACCTGTGTCAATAGCACTTGAATTATTAAAGTAAGCAGCGACAGAGTCAGCTGTGAAGTTCTTTGTAGTTTTATATTCCGTATTCCAATCGGACCCAATCCACCGATCAGCACCGATTACATTGTTGTCTACTGGGTATGTACTAATTCTTGCCATCGGCTTTCTGTTTGCTAGTTATTTTACAAAAATACTAACTTTCTCTCTAACATATAAAAATGAAAGAATACTCGTTATAGCCATAAACCATATAGCCCATTTAGGAATTTCATTTGTACGTACAACTTTTTCTTTTTTATACGTATTCTTATCCATAGTCGATTTATACTTATCACGGTATACTGACTCAATAGAATCAATGTCAACTATGGCCTGAATCTTGCCTTGTGACGAGCGAACTACAACCTTTCCTTGTGGTACCCTTATCTTGCTGTAGAAAGTTGTTAGAATGCCAGAAGAATCGCACGGGTTATCGATAGTCAACGTGTCGTGTACCGATTGAAATTTTGTAATTGTTTTGTAGTCTATCAAAGTATCTGTTTTGACTACTTCTTTGTAAAGCGTTACATTTTGTAACGGCTTGCAAGAGACTGCAAAGATTAATAGTAAAAAGATTAAATTTTTCATTTATGTGTAATGTATTTAGTTGCCTTACCTTCTTTTATTGCATCCAATACTTGTTTGGCCTGCTTACCATCCGTGTTGTATGACACGTGTATCCAATCGTAACCAAACTCATTAATCAACTGATCGAACTCTAAATTATTTTTGATAAAATCAAAAATCTCCATATTTTCCTTTCGATTTCCTTGATCTATATCAATCGCTTGGCCCTTTGTGTGCTGTGAGTTTTTTGCTCCACCTATTGCTGTATTTAGTTGCTTACTTCTATAGCCACTTGAGATACGAATAGGTTTATTAAAGTGTTTTCTAATTGGCTCAAATATTTTATTAGCCAATTCAATTAAGTTTTCAGTATGCTCTGGGTTTGGCATGTTATTAATACCATTTCTTTTAGCATACTCAGATCTCGTCACTTCCACTAGATCTAGATGTTCTGATAGTTTCATTTTTTGAAAATTTAGATGCTGTTGCGTTGATTAGTGATCCTGATATAACAATAGCCATTAAATCCTGCAATCCATCATTTGATGGATCAGATAAGAAAGCCCCAAAAACAACAAGAGACCCAATTATAGAAATGAGTCTCGTGTGTGAATATTCGCCTTTGTGTTTTAAGAAGTCACTAATCTTGTACTTTGTCATTTTTCTTTCCTTTTACCAACATTACCCATTTGGTAATCGTGTAACCAATGGTTACAGCCAACAAAATAACCTTGAACCATGATTCAAGAGTTGAGAATGACAAGAGAAATGTCATAAAGTTTATTACGGCTATCTTCAAGTCTTCGTCAGTCATTTACCAAAGAGCCACGATATTAGTAGCAGTCGTATCTGTTGAAAATACTTTTGTAACTTTTACTTGTAGTGTTGTACCTACTGGTACAGCAAAGAAAGTCACATCATCTCCTCCAATTGTTAGAACACGTAGATTTCCTGCTCCTCCAATGTAAAGAATACATCCTTCGCCATCTGGACCACCTGAAACACTAGGGATAAGAGCTGTGTCTGATTTGGTAACAGTAGCTGCACGCCCAGATTGTGTATAGTTTAAAACTCCCATCTTATTTCTTTTTAGCCATTTTTTTCTTGCCAGGGATAACTCCTTTAGCTATTAAAACATCTTTTCCTGTAACCTTTCCATCTTTGTTCATGTCAGGAAACCCTTTACCACTTTTTTTAGCTTGCTTTTGCATTTTTAGTTATTTATGTTACAAAGATATTACTTTTTTTTCTCTTGCTTTTTAATCTTCTTCTCTTGCTTAAGCATTTCTTTAGTTGGCTTTTTGCCTGATCCTTTGCTCGCACGGATGTTATTCCACAAAGAGTTTTCTACGCCTAATTTATTTAACTTTTTCATATTATGATCCTTTAACCCATTTTTTAGATGGAGATGCTGTCTTGCTTGGAGACCACTTAACTTTATCGGCCCAATAAGCTGCTGACATCTTGCCTTTTGAAATATTCTTTGCATGACGAGACTTAAAAGCCTCACGCTGACCAACAGTTTGATTAGTCTTTACACCTGCTTGACCAAAACGGATCAACTTAACTTGGTCTCCTTCTTTTGCAAGCACTACGTGTGACTTGCCACCTGACGTTTGGCGTTTAGGCTTGTTAACACCAGACAAACCATATCGGTCCAACATATTCTTAATATCAGCCATTACTTTTTCTTTTTAGTTCCACGAGCACGTACGTCACCAGCAGAATTACTTTTTGAGCCTCTATTTTTACTAGCAGACTCCTCCACAACTCGCCCGTTCTTTTTGTGGCTCATATCCTTGCCATCCTTGTCAGCATACTGCCCACGATCACGGTTGATTTTATTCAACTCGATACGCTTCTTTAACTGCTCAGGTCGCTTGTTATACTCAGCTTGATATTCTAAGCGTTTTTTGCGAGCATCCGGATTTGATGCGTAGTATTGGGCTGTTTTACCTTTCATTAATTTTATCTTGATAATATTGATCTTTTGGCGAATTAAACGGAAAAAGATCGTTCAGCTTTTGTTGGCGTTCTGCACATCCACAATTACCATTAGGGAATGCGGCATCTACAACTTTCTTAATGCCGGTAGCCTCAGTTACCTTTGCAACCAAATCTCCTAAGCCTTCCATATTAACGCATTTTTTTAGCCATCTTTTTAGTAGCCACTTGCTTTACCAAGTCAACCATTTTAGATGCTGCGACAATCTTGCTAATGCCCATCATCTGAGGAGGCATCTTACGTGTCATTGGTGTATTTTCTTGCTTTCCCATTATTTAAATAGTTCTGATATCTTGTTAGTAATTGTACTGATAATTCCGTCAGATGAAGGAAGTGGTTTGTCACGGCCTGCTGTTGCTTTATCTGCTAATGCTCTAAATCTTACAGCTTTTGCTGAATCGGCAGATGCTTGTTTTTTAAATTTATCGGCAATTTTTAGTCTATCATTACCGCTTAAGGTGCTACCAAAATTATCTACCAAAACTTGTACGTTACCCTTCCCATTTCTAACAGCACCTTGCCCCATACTTTTTTGTTCATATGCGGTTTGTTTTTTTCTATTAGATAAATCCATTAACGAATCAGCCATTTGGCGAATTCGTGATACTGGTACCTTTGCTGCTTTTTGCTTTCCCATTATTTCTTAGTTATTTTCTTAACATTCCCTTTTAAAAACTTCATCGCCCCATCTAAAGATTTTTTAGACTCAAACTTTGCAGCTTTCTTTATAATCTTCTTCATCTAGCTATTAAACTCAGTTGGAGGCAATGGAATATCACGGCCTTTTGTTGCTTTATTTATTGCGGTAATCGCTTTGTCTCTGTAACGAGTAGCATTTGATCCCTGAACATCAGATAGTTTAAAGTATCCATCAGCTGCTCTACTAAAACCTGCCTTATCTAATATAGAACTATATGCTTTATTTGCCTTAGAGGTTTTCTCTAGATTGTTAGCATATTTCCACAATTTTTTAGCATTTACTTTTGCCATAATTATAAATTTTTAGTCTGGGAATTGAGTTGGTGCTAAAGGAATAGAAGAGTCACGAACTGTGGCTTTCTTATTAAGATCACCAGAAAAACTGCGTCCCCAAGCCTCCATAGCTCCTGCATTATAAGATGGAGAATTATACCAATTACCTGCAGATGAATTCATGTTAGCTCTTCCTTCTTTTTTATATTTACCAATACTTTCACGAAAACCTTTATTATACGATAATGTGTCAGATTTAGTCATTTTCTTTTTACCTGATTCGTACTTTGCTTCACCCATATGTGAATAATCAGGTTTATCACCAACTAATTCAGAAGATACTCGTTTACGAGCAACATTTGTGCTATCTTTTTTAGCAGTAGTAGGTTTATCTACTTTTTTTGTAGATATGTATTTGGCAGCAGCTTTTGCTAATTCACTTTTAGTTGGCATATTAGTATTATTAAAAATCAAACAAAGATAGTAAATTTGTTAAAATAAAATCAAATGAAAACATACATGGTACCAAAAGTGTACCGCCCAAAGAAATACCCACCCGTTACACGCATGGCAATTGAGCACGACTTCCTAAAATACATAGGGCTCGTGCAGAAATATGTCCTACGCCACTACGGACTATCGGCCCCTTACTTCCAAATGCTCTGTTTTCTGCACTCAGAAGGCATATTTAACGTAAAGTCCATCGAGAAGTACAACCAAATCCTCGGATTTGCCCCAAAAAAGCGTAAAGATATGATTGACATGGGTCTCATCAGCCTTTTTAGACCAGGATCGTACCGAACTGTGCCCATGTATGAGCTTTCTGCCAAAGGTAGAGCCATTATGCGTGATGTTTACGCTAGACTTTTAGGAGAAAAGCCAATTACAGAAATAAAAAGGCCCACTAAGTACTCCGAACGTCAGTTCAATAGAGTAGCAAAGAGGGCCAATGAGGATTTTAAAGCACAACAACAACGTCCTGAACTCTGATGACCGTGTACATGTCATCGTTTACTCGGATCCCGTGACCTGCCGCTTTATCAAAATAGATAAAGTTACCTGGCATGATCCCTTCGACCGCATTGCCAACGGCTGCCACAGTTGCCTTCTTGTATCGTAGCTCTTTTGTGTCAGATGCTGACATCAATAGACCCCCCTTTGTTTTTGTCTCCTCCTCTTGAGGGACAATGAGGATATTTTGGCCAATTATTTTCATACGTATTTGTTTTTTATATTATTATTTAATTCAAAATTTATCCTTGCTTGATATGCTTTTTCTTCAGTTTCATGAAAACCTAAATGTTTCTTTTTATTATTAAAAAAAATACATGAAGACCACTTTCTATTAGCTTTAAAATAAGAGACACCTACATATTTGCTAGAGTGTTTTGATTTATAACTTCTGTGTGAATGATTTTCAATATGTGACACCCATTCAAGATTTTCAACTTTATTATCTGATGTTATTTTATTTATATGATTTACTTGATTTTGATATTCTTCTTTATTTAAAAATGCTGTAGCAACAATTCTATGAACTAGGTATTTTTTTTGATTTGAAAAGTTATCACACAAAACAACCCTTTCATATTTGCCTAAATTTTTATTACAAGGCTTTAGAAATGCTTCTTTTTTTCTTTTTAAACTCTTTACTCTTCCTAGATTACTTATTTCATATAAGCCTTCATAGTCCTTAATTGGTTTCCAGATTTCCATAAAACAAAACCCCCAACGATTGCAGCGAAGGGGGCGGTCAAGTTTCCTTGATAATCCGAATTAGTAAGCTGCAATATTACCAACTCGGATTTGTATATGCAAATATAATTAATATAAATTAAATTATGCCCTAATATTAGTAATAACTGTATCAGTAGAAAGTAATGTAGTTGCTACGCTGACCGCATTTCGCACGGCCTCCTTTGTCACCTTTGTCGGGTCGATTATCCCACTCTCCATCATGTTAGCCATCTCCATGCTCACCACGTTGACACCCACCCCTTTGCCACATGACTTTATAATATTATTGTCACCACCAGCATTCTCAATGATCTTAGCCATTGGTGAGTTTAATGCGTTGCATAAAATGCTCGCACCTTTCTTGACCGTCTGAACATCTCTCGCCACGTCCTTTAGTGCCACGCCACCACCTGGCAGGATGCCCTCCTCTAGTGCAGCTCTGACAGCACACACCGCATCGTCCACCCTGTCCTTCTTCTCCTTCTGCTCAATGTCTGACTGAGCCCCAACGTATATCACCGCTACGCCACCACCTAAATTAGCAATTCGCTCCTTCAGGAACTCCTTCTCCACGCCATTGCCCTCCACGTTTAATTGCTCTTGTAGCTCTGCCGTACGCTCATCCACCAAGCCACCCGGCTCACGAATTAATGTAGTGAACCGCCCACTAATTACTTTCTTGGCACGACCTAGGTCATCGATGCTCACCATCGCTAAGTTGTCACCTGTCTGCTCACTAAAATACTTAGCCCCAACAGATGTCGCTATGTCCTGCATCAACTGATGCTTTTTGTAGCCAAACTGCGGTGGCATAATTGTGCACACTTTAAGCTTCGCCTTAATCTTATTTGCGTTTAGCGTGTTCAAAGCATTCTCCTCAAGCTCTCCAATAATTAATAGTGACCTATTGCCCTCTAATATAAACTCAAGGATTGGGAAGATGTCATTAATATGACTAATAGGTTGGTCAGTCACCAAGATGTATGGATCGTCAAGCACGCACTCTTGCTTCTTATGGTCAGTCACAAAATACTTGCTAGTGAACCCCCTGTCTATCTTCATACCACTAATAATATCTGAGTATGTCAACGCATCCTTTGACGGCTCAACTGTCACCACACCCGTCAGCCCCACCTTACTGTACGCATCAGCAATTATTGCCCCCGTGTCCGTGTCACCATTAGCAGAGATTGTAGCAACTGAGTTTAACTTGTCATCAGTAATCTCGACCGACATCTCGTCAAGTTTAGCCAGCACCTCAACACTCGCATCCTGGATATCTCTTAGCACCTGCGTTAAGTTATCGCTCGGCTCAATCTGAGCCATGGCCTCATGGATGATCGCCTGTGCCAGCACCATACTTGTCGTTGTCCCATCGCCTGCAGAGTTAGCCGTCTTCTCCGATGCCTCTCGCATGATCATAACCGCCAGGTTCTCAGCCGGGTCCATTAAGTTAATTGACTTGGCCAATGTAACTCCATCCTTCGTTACGGTGATACCACCAACATGTTGCTCTGATTCAATTAAAGCAGTTCTTCCTCTAGCACCAAGAGTAGATCCTACTGCATTAGCAATTTTATCTACACCAGAAATTAACTTTCTTCTACCTTCTTCACCAAAAATAATTTCTTTGACAATCATATGTATTTATTTAAAATGTTATTTAATTCAAAATATTTTTTTCTTGCTTCGTATGCTTCTTCGGGAGTCTTATGATATCCTAAAAAAACTTTTTTACCATCAACATGAGCGTGTGCTAAATATTTATCATATTTTTTCAGCTTGAACACTCCAACTGGCGTGCCAGTATTAACACCTCTGTAATAATGGCATGAATTTTCACGTGAAGATACCCATTCCAAATTGCTTATGCAATTATTTAATTTGTTTCCATCAATGTGATTTACAACTCTTTTGTTTTCCGGATTAGGTAAAAATGATTTTGCTACTATTCTATGCAAAGGAATTGTTTTCTTAATCTTGTTTTTACTAAGCAAAACAGAATGATATCCATCTCTTTTTAGATGAAACTTATTAAACTTTTCCTTAACATTTCTTTGACTATTCTCAACAGGTCTGCTGAGACTTTTAATTCGGCCCATATTACTAACCTCGTAGTAAGCTTCGTAGCCTTCAATTGGCAACCATAATTCTTGCATAAAAAAATACCTCAGCAATCCGAGGTGGAAGACTCTTCATGCCGAGGCTTTACTTTAAGTTCTTGTTTGCAGCTTCCACTCTGCGTTACAAAGATAATAATTTCATTTTAGTCTTACAGCTTCTATGCCAAACAACTATTGTTCGTCAAACTCCGTGTCATAACCAAAGTGAGCAAGGATTAACTTCTTTATCATACTTGGACTCGGACCAAAAAAACTAAAGCTACCCGATAACCCATTCTTAGAGTTCTCCCATTCACGACATTGAATTGTTGTCTTACTCTCATATGGATTTTCTCCAGTAAGAACAATATCATCAATATACTTCATTAACTCTTGAGAGCATTGTAGCAAATCACATTGCTCGAACATCATGTGCTCAGTATCGTGACCTTCCTGTGAAATGTTGACCCTGATTAACTTTTTGGGTCTTGAAAAATAAGGCTTCATATTATATTTATTTATTGTTTGTACAAATATAACAAAAACAATCTAAATATACAACATGCAGACATGCAAACTTTTTTGCCGTATTACTACTATATATAAATTATTATTGGGTGGTTAAATAGTTTTTTGCTTTTTTCCTTTATATTTTCTACATTTTGTACATTAAAGAAATAAATATAGTTATAACTAACTATAAATCAATAAGTTAAGTAGTTTGTATAAATAGACTTTTGTACATTTTTTGTACACTAAATCTACACAATAGTGTACGAAAGTCTAAATGTACACAAAAAAAGACCTGGCATAAAGCCAAGTCCTCTTAAAACAACAAGAAAAGTGTAAGAATTATTTCTTCTTCATCTTAGGGAACACACCCTTTTTCTCCATCTTCTCTACCTTCTTACCCTCCATTTTCTCATGCTTTTTCATAGCAGCCTTAGAAGCGTACTTCTCTTTACCACCGTACTCTGATACCATTTTCTTAGCCATTGCCATATTCGTGTTTTTAAATTGTTTAGCAAAGTTAAAAATTTTGTTAGAAATATAGGGGTGTTGGGTATCCCCATCAAAATACACCGGCGGCCCCGATCCCGAAACCGATCGATCTTGACCTGGGGGGGTCTGATTTGGAAAAATTGCTGTGGACTTTTTGGCTTTTTCTTATTTAGCCATTTGGCTAATTAGCCTACTTGCTAATTAGATGCTTGACTAACTATCTATATATTACGTTTAGGCATTTGGCTAATTAACTAATAAACCGATCCAATTAGTTTATACTTTTGCCGATCCAATATGCTACAGATCTACAGCCGTTTCCATTACAAAAATCCGATCCGATCTACAGCTAATTTTTTGATCCGATCCGATCAACAAAAAACCAAAAATATTTGGCGTTAAAACGCTCGAGGTTTACGGCTTGCAATCCCTTAATTTTTTCTACTTTTTCAATCCTTTTTTCCTTTTTTCCCATGATCACAAAAAAAGTTTTCAACATATTTTTATTGTATTTTTCCTAGATTTTTACGGCCAAAACAGCCCTGGCTTTCTTGAATCGCAATTTTTTTTAGTACAAAATCAAGATATTCCAGTACAAGTGCATATTTTTTTTTAACATTTTTTATACAAAATATTTGCACAATTAAAAACGATCCTATAGTATTGCATATCGATTAACAAAACGAAAAACATTTTAACCTTTAAAAAATACGATCATGCAAACAGCAATTAAAAACAAAATTAACGAAATCAATTCATTGATCCCTTTAGTAGATCAATTAGAAAGCTTTGTATATACATATGCGGGCGGTACGTGGCCTTATATGATTGATATCAACCCGATCCAAATAGACGGGGACAAAGTAATTATAACAGCTAAAGCGATCGGCAAAAATGATTTTATATCGGATCAATCCTATAGCACTAAAGACTATTTTAGTTTAGATGAATTAAAATACGATCTAGCTACAATATTAAAAGCATTTAAAAAAGCATTAAAATAATTTTCAACCTTAAAATATTACTATCATGTCAAACACAAAATTAATCTCTAAAGGATCAAATAACGCTAAAACAGTTAAAAACAGTTTAGAAACCCATATTTTGTATATGCTACCATATAATCAAAATTCAAAAGGGATCAATATTTGCACAAAAGCCTCAAAAGGCTGTATTAAAGGCTGTTTAGTTAATGCGGGCCTAGCTTCCGTATATGCTACGATTAATGAAGCTAGATCGCGTAGAACTGAATTATATATTACAGATCGTACGGCATTTTGTGCAAAAATTTATCATGAATTGTTTTTATTAAACAAAAAAGCAATTAAGAAAAACGGCAAAATTGAAGTGCGTTTAAATGGAACGTCCGATCTAGATTTTATTGCGATCATTAAAAACAGATTAGGCAAAGATATTTTGGTAGATTTTCCTAGCTTAATTTTTTACGACTATACAAAAGTTTTGGGCAAAGTAATGAAGTACAAAGGGCAAAATTATGTCCTAACATTTAGCCGATCGGAAACAAACGAGGCCGATTGCAAAAAAGCTTTGTCTGTTGGTGCAAATGTTTCAGTCGTATTTGATCACAAAAAACCAATGCCTAAAACCTATCTAGGTGCTGAAGTAATTGACGGCGACAAAGCCGACGATCTTATGCTTGAATTATCGGGAAAAATCCTAGGCTTAAAAGCTAAAGGCACAAATGCGAAAGCTGATACAAGTGGCTTTGTAGTTAGAAATTATTAATCAACCTTTTAAAAATAAACGATCATGCAAAATTACATCTTACAAGAAAATGTTTTAACTGATAACATACTAATGCTATGCGATCAAAACGAAATATTCAAAGGCCGATACATAGCCATATTAAAAGAGTATAGATATGCCACGCCATGGACTGATAAGGAAACAATAAAGCGATTTAGAAAACGTGAAACGCTGTATAAATACTTAAATAAAAATTATCCTAAAATTGAAATATTTAATTAATCAACCTTTCAGCCCTCGAGCCGTGGCAATAATAACGGCTCAATTTTAAAATGGAAAATTCAAATAACATTACAATTGATTTGCGTGAATTATCTAATGATATTTTAAACAGCGGATTTTTAACAGATGACAAATTACAAAGTGAGTGTGATTATAAAGGATGGGAATTTGGAAGTGATCGGCATACAGATGCAAGCTATTTTGTTGATCCTAGAACGGGTCTAGAATTATATTGCTCGCCATGCTTCGAAAATGATTGGGGTACGATCTACTTTAGTGTAAATGATATTTACGGAAATGGTGGATTTGGCGATATCCTAGGCGAAGTGATCGAAGTAGATATCAAGCCCTATTTTGGGGACATTGAAAAACAGCGTGAAATTTGGCGGAAACAAGTTTATGAGATCATTGATAATATAGAAACGCTGATACCTACATATAGCGATATTGTTGCAGAACATAAGGTAAGCGAAATGGTTTATCAGATTTACGAAAATAAAGAATTTGTCGAAACAATGAAAAACGACAAAGCTACATATGAGCGGATCGAATATCTAAAGGAGTGCTTGATCGCTGAATTTAAAAAGGTAAAAAATAAAAAATAGGCAAATACTGGAAATTATGAAAAACGAAAATTTGAGTAAAATTCATGCGAAATTTCTACGGCATATATTAAATGCTACGGCTATAGGTGTAGATAATTTTATAGATGTGGTAGATAATTTTACCGACTGCTTTGCAGATGAATTCGGATGTGATCCGATTGAACTAAAAAAATACTTAATAAATAAATTCAAATAAAATGGGAAAGTATATTAATTACAAAAATGTAGATTTTGGAATTACTAAAATAGGAAATTTCAATCTAGAAAGGGACATCCAAACGGGTGCTATATGTTGGTCAAATGGTGATCTTAAATTGTGGGCATCACCTCAATTTGAGGGCGAAGAAAATTTGGTAGATGTGCAGATCCAATATTTTGACGATAACGGAACGGAATATAATTCTGATGGGGATTTTTTCGAATTAAGGAATGAGTGTGACTTTGATGCACAAAAGCTTCAATACATTTATGTGATCACTAAATTTCTGTGGATCTTAGACAGCATCGAATTTTATACGGAATACCATAAAAATATGGATGGTGCGATAAGTAAAAAAGAGTGGGATCAAATTGTAAATAAATTAATATGAAAAGATCGATCGCAAATTTAGTGGCTATTTTAATGTTGTTCATTGAAGTAGATCGGCCAAACGGATTTTGGACATATTTATCTGTAGGCATATTATTAATAAACTTTATTCATTTTTTAAAACTAGAATTCAGCCATGAGCAAAAAAATAATTAAGGCGGGCTATTACTCGCTTCATATCATAACCTCAATTAGTGGTGTGATCATTATAAAAGTATACAATCGGGAGACAAATGAGCAGATTGAAAATTCAATTTTTACGGAAGTTAGCGATAGCCTTGAAATTTATCTAGGGCAGTATACAAGTAAAGTAGAACCAATTTTAAACTATTTAAACCAAAATTAAGATGGAAAATTTAACCCAAAACCAAAACCAAATTATTTCAAATTTAGTAAAAGAGTTTGCGAAAATTAATGATCATTCAATTGGATCAGCTGATAATATCTTTGCTCATTTATGTGATGAGGTAAATAAAGATGAAATTCGTATTCGAGAAATAGGTGCAAGTAATATTGCGATCAGAGAGGCAATGAATTTGCAAATAGCCGATGATAATAAGAAGTATGGCGATATGCTTCGTGAAATTGGGCTTGAAATTTTGCCGTATAAAGAGTGGGATAATTTTTTCCAAATAAGACATCAAAACGGAAGTTGTGTAGGAAATGGCTATTACGATGGGAATGCACTTTATTGGGGATATGAAATTCATACTGAATATCAAACCATATTAGGGAGTAGCTATTTAAAATTAAAATGTTTTAAAGTAGTTTATAGAGGGGCTACTTATAACAATGTAAGCGAAGTATTTGATGAGTATACATTCAAAAGAGATTTAAAAACTTTATTATCAAAATAATTTAAACCAAAAATAAAATGGGATTTCATTCATTCATAACTAACGACACCAATAAAAGCGTGTCAAATGTACACTCGGTTCGTGGATCGTTCGATGTGTACCTAAAAGATAACCAAGGCAATGTGTGGCATGAGCCATTGTACGATGGCTACGGAAAGTTTGATGACAAAGACTTTTATGAGTTGCTTGCTGAAATGAACGGCCTTGGATCAGATCGAAGTGCGGGTATTTATTTGGCACATTCTACTGAAAATAGATCTGACATTATTTGGCCAAACATTGATGAAGATCCAAGTATTGAATGGCGAAATGAAGAGCCAAAGCAATGTGATGAACAAGGATTTTTTTACGGATATTAAAATAAAATTTAAAATGGCAAAAGTATTAATAGCTTGCGAGGAAAGTCAAGCGATAACAAAAGAGTTTAGGGCCTTAGGTCATGAGGCATTTAGTTGCGACATATTGCCATGCTCGGGAGGACATCCCGAGTGGCATATACAAGGCGATGTATTTGGTGTGATTGATCAGAACTGGGATCTTATGATCGCTCACCCACCTTGCACATTTTTATCGTCTAGTGGTGCTTCTTGGTACTACCATCCCGACGATAAGCACTTGCCGACAATTGAGCGTAGACCTCACCCACGATATCCAAATCGTGATTGTGAACGGCAGTCAGCGATTGAGTTTGTGATAAAACTTTATGAGTCAAATATTCCTCGGATCGCAATTGAAAATCCGATTGGATCATTGTCAACTGCATGGCGTAAACCCGATCAGATTATTCAGCCTTGGATGTTTGGTGATTCAGCCAATAAGTCTACTTGCTTGTGGCTTAAAAATCTACCATTGATCACGCCTACAGATATTGTTGACAAAGGCGAATTTTTTGAATGGATTGATGGTAAGAGTGGGAAGGTAAAGCGACAGCCGATGTGGTATTACAAGGCTTTAAGTCAAGCCAAAACTCCTGCAGAGCGTAGAACTTTGAGAAGCAAAACATTCCAAGGCATGGCCAAGGCGATCGCAAATCAATGGAGCAAGGTCTTGTAAATGCGAGATTATTCAACTAACTTTCAACCCAATTTAAACAACCTTAAAAATGAATAAAGAAGAATTCTTAATCGATTGTGGTAATTTTATCATCAATGAGATTCGATGTGGCCACATTAAAGAGTATCGTGATGAGTCTATTTGCGATGCGATTTCAGACTTTTGTGTTGACTACTCCGACAAACATAACTACAGTTATCGTAAGCTTTGCTTATTGGCTGAGGACAAATTAAACTTTCGTGAATTCCAGAATGAGTTTGTTCAGGAGGTAGAATTTAATATCGTGTATGCACCACAAAAATGGCACGACAATTTAGAGTTTCAATTATCAATCGCTAAACAAAAATTATATGAGACAAGCCCTCGAACCTTTTCGCAACTTAATTCTTTCGGGCAAAAAGAAGGGAAAACTTATACTGCCATTGAGCAACTGGAGTCAACTACAGCTAAGCTTTGATCGTGACCCGATCACAAAGAAGTATATGTTGCAAGCATACGAGAATGCCACATGGCTATTCACGGCATACGAGAATGAGAGTTCTCGATTGGTAAAAGACTTTGACGATCTAATGAGCAATTACTTATGTATAGACTAATGAATTTATCTTTTGCTTTGATATTTGGTACAATAATTTGTGCTGATAGTAACTTGATATGGGCAAGTATATCATTTTTAATTGCTAGTATTTTAATATTAATCTTAATTTATCATGGGAGAAAAAAATAGAATTATGTTGGCCGTAGGGATATGGTTGGTATTGAGTGTACTTGTTTTTTGTTTGGCACATTTTATTTATAAGGTATGAGCGATAAGCAAGCTGGTGGCGTGTTCACCTTAATAACATGGGTAGTTTTTATTTTATTAGTAATAATCTTTTGCAGATGATAACAAATGTAGAGTTGATCGATGAGATCGCAAAGAAAATCATATATCGCCATCGTATCAAGAAGCTTGATATGTTTAGGAATACTAAAGTGTTCCCGGTAGTGAACGCTCGCCACCACTTTTATTACCTGTGCAAGGATGCAGGTATAAAGGTGTGCGAGATTCAGAGGTACTGCGAGAGGTATGGGTATCCCATAGATCACGCATCGGTTTTGTATGGAATTAAAAAATTTAAATCAAATGAGAAAAATGTTGCTAATTATAACAAGCTTGGGGGTATTATTAATCGTGATTGGCTCGAAGCCAGGCTCGACAAAACCCTCACTAAGAATCGTGAGAGTGAACCCGAATTGGGATGAGTCGTTTGACTCTACCTATGTGGATCGATTGGGAATAATTAATTATACTAAAACTAAAGCGTCTTATGAATCGGAGTTACATCGCCACGGCTACTAACCTTTTATTTTTTATTACCTCGGCCATCGTGGCAGTTGTATTTATAATGCCATTAGTATTATTGGCATCAATCTTTATAATTCCAAAATATGAGAATTAGCATAATGATTTTGTTTATCGCAGTTGGCTTGTTGTCATGCGACCGTGGTTGCTACATGAAACCCGACAAGAAGTCTAAGGACACTAAGCACTACATACATCGTAGGTATCCAACTTATAAACCTTATAAATAATGGGGATAACGATTAGAGAGAATGTATTAGACTGCCCACATTGTGGCCACAAGTCGGACCTAGACTATGCGATTAACATTTTTGATCGTACCGAGGATGAGCAAGAGAGAGCCAACGGCAAGTGTGATGGGTGCGAGCGAAGGCTCGTGTTCAGGCGAACGGCTAAAGGCTTTATCAAAGTGTACAAGGCCAAGTCAACCGATCCTGAGTATGGTGAGGAGAGGGTCCGGTCTGGGTTCATCGAGCACAGGCTTGACTGCCCTAAGTGTGGAATCACTAACAACGCAGATGACTTGGATAAGTTGTTCAGCAGGTCTAAAAACATTGATTGTATACTCACACAATGTGATGGGTGTAACGACAAGTTAATTGTCAGGCGAAACGCCAACGGGTTTTATAATTTGTATGTGTATTACTATAACTATAACGTAAAAAAAAGAAGATGACAGGCTCAAAGAACCAAGCACAAAAGCTAGTTGATGACATCATGTTTTGTACATCATTACAGCACCTTGATGAAGTAAAAGCGGTGGCTAAATTATTCATCAAAGAGATTAAGTTGAATTGTGTTGATTCAGCATTACCATTTTGGAACGAAACCGAAAAACAATTAGACAGATTATGACACAAGAAGAATTTAATCGAACAGTTAATTATCTAATGGAATCAGGCGATGAAATTAGATCGGCCAAGCAACCTGAGTACACGCTTGAGAATGTGGATGTGCTTAATAATTTTAAGCAGTCAGCCATCAGAGCTGGCGTGTCACCTATGCAGGTGTGGTCAATATTTTTTGACAAGCAATTGTCTAGCATTCAGGCTCACATTAAGAATCCAAACTTAGTCCAGGCCGAACCTTTAGATAGCCGATGGGCTGATTTATACAATTATTTATTACTTGGTTTTGCACTATATAAAGAAGGTGTTGAACAATAAAAAGAACTTTGTTGTATATGTGAAATTTACTTTTATCTTTGTCGAACATTTAATCCAATTTATTTATGTCAAACAAATCAGTATTCGAGCAACTCAGCTCGCTCAACCTCTCGTCTAAAACGGAAAAGAGAGGCAACCTAACTTACCTTTCTTGGGCTCACGCCTGGGCCGAATGCAAGAAGTTATTCCCGGATATGACTCGCACAGTTTATGAGAGTGATACCTACATGAACTACTTCACGGATGGCTCAACTGCGTGGGTCAAAGTTGGCGTGACCATTCAGGGTCAAGAGCATATTGACTACTTGCCTGTGATGGATATGCGTAATCAATCGGTGCCATTGGCTAACATCACATCGATGCAAGTCAATAAGACTATCCAACGATCTACGGTGAAGGCTTTGGCCTTACACGGCTTGGCGTTAAACATCTACGCTAAGGAGGACTTCCCATCTGAATCAGATTCAAGTATGCAACCTGTGAAGGCTCAGCCTAAGGCTACATCTAAGGTGGCGTTGGTAGAAGGCGATGCTAATTGGCAGAAGGTGTCCAATTTTGTGATTGACAATATGGGACTAAGCACTGATGAGGTGATCAAAAAGTTGTCAGTTAAGTACGACATCTCAGAGGCAACAAAGAAAGCAATCACTAAACTACGCAAGTAATGAAACAGATATTTAAAGCAGGTGATAAAGTCTTTGATATTAGATATGGATGGGGATTGGTTGTTAGCGTTAATATGCTAACTGATTATTGGCCAGTTGAAGTTTTATTTGATGGCAAAGAAGAATTACTTGAGGAGTATACTTTTGATGGTAGGGCTTATATTAATTACGAACCTATCCTATCCTTCACCGAATACACACTTGAAGGATTCTCACAAGAACGCCTTGAAGAATTACCAAAGAAGGGTGATATTGTTTGGGTAAGGGATGTTTTTCCAAGTGAATGGATAATTGGATATTTTTTCAAGAAAGAAGGAGATAATTATTTCAGTTCACCGCATCCAAAACCAACTGGATGGACATATTCAGGTATTGAAATCAGAACAACTAACCCTTACAAAAATGAGCAATAACATTATCGAAACCCTACGCAACGACACCGAGTATTACTCGGGTGTTGGCAAGAACTACTTATCGAACTCAGACATTGGTGCCTTGTTATACAATCCGATGCAGTTTGGTAAGGACAAAGAAAAGACTCCGGCTATGCTTGCTGGGTCTTATTTCCACGCATCAATCTTGGAGCCTGAGAAGGTGGTTAACTTTCCCAAGGTAGAGGCATCGACACGCACGACTAACATCTACAAGGAGGCTATCGCAGCACATGGTGTGGATATGTTAATGCTTCAGAAGGAGGCAGATGACATCGATCGAATGGTCAAGGCTTTGCTTGGTAACTTCACGTTCTACGACATGATTCGTGATGCTGATAACGAGTACGAGGTACCGGCTATTGGTGAGATTGGTGGCGTGCAATGGAAAGGCAAGTCGGATATAGTCGGTAGCGAATTACTGATTGACCTGAAGACAACTGGAAATCTAGATGACTTCAAGTTCTCAGCACGCAAATATAATTATGACAGTCAGGCGTACATCTACAATCAATTGTTCGGTAAGCCTATGGTATTCATAGCTGTTGAAAAAGAAACCTGTCGGACAGGTCTATTTGAATGTTCAGATGAGTTTATGGATCGTGGCAGGGAGAAAGTGTACAAGGCCATCGAGGTCTATCAAAAGTTCTTCGGGGCAAATGCTACCGATGACATCACTCAGTTTTTTACAACTCAAATTTTATAAACAAAAAACAATTATGGCACAATTAATTTCAGCATCTATTGATGTATCAAAAATCTCCAAGGACAAGTTAGTTAAAGGAGCAAAGGGTAACTACCTTAACATTACTATCTCGGTTAACGATGAGATCGATCAGTATGGCAACCAAGTAGGTATCTACGAGTCACAGTCTAAGGAGGATCGTGAGGCTAAGGAGAAGAAGAACTACCTTGGTAATGGCAAGATTGCTTGGACATCTGAAGGTGGCTCAACTGCACCTAAGCAAGCACCTGCTAAGCCTGCAGCACAAGCACCTGTAGTTGAAGAGGGCGAAGACCTTCCGTTCTAGTCCATGCAAAGATGTACAAAATAGGAGGGACTTACGTCTATATATAAATTACTATCCTACTAGTAAATTTATTTTTTCCGTTTTTCTCTCTTATTTTATACATTTTGTACACTAAAGAATATAAATAACTAATAATCAATTAGTTATCTATACCAACTTTAATTTATTTTGTACACTTTTTGTACACTAAAATGTACAAAATAATAAATAATCCAATTGACCTTAGAATAATACAATGGAAGTTACAATATTTAGAAACGTAAAAGATACTTCTGTTCCTTTCCACAAAAATGTGATTGACATTCTTGTTCGCATCAAGGATGGTAAGTCAAAGGACCTTGTTCGCAAGATCAGGTTGGAGAAGGACAAGGAGATGAGGAATAAACTCAAGTTAGAGTTGCCTGCGATTTGTTTCTCAGGTACATTCTCCAAGCGTGATGACGGCTCATTGCTTAAGCATAGTGGGCTTATTTGTTTAGACTTTGATAATTTCCCTAGCCACGCAGAGATGTTGGCTAAGAAAGAGGAATTGTCAGCTGACCAATATACATACTCAGTATTTGTTTCCCCATCAGGTAATGGCCTGAAGGTATTGGTTAAGATACCTGAGAATCCTGACAAGCACAAGGCATACTTCAATGCACTTGAGCTGTACTACAATTGCCCTGAATTTGATAAGACATCTAAGAATATCTCACGGGTGTGCTATGAGTCTTATGACCCGACAATCTTTGTCAACGTAAACTCCCACATTTGGAATCAGATTGAGGAGGGTGAGATAGATCACGTGACCAAGGACCAACGTCCTACTATTCCTATTGACGATGAGGATGAGATTATCGCTCGCCTTGCTAAGTGGTGGGAGAGTAAGTACGGCTTCGTTAGTGGCTCCAGGAACAACAATCTTTTCATCTTGGCATCAGCGTTCAATCAGTACGGAGTAACTAAGTCAGAGGCGATGTTTCGCTTTGCAGGATTTGTGTCTGAGGACTTTCGCCAGTCAGAGGTCAAGTCAATTGTGGAGTCGGCATACAAGCTAACTGATCAACACGCAACCAAGTACTTCGAGGACACGCAAAGGGTTGGCGAGGTAAAGGTGCAGTTAAATCGTGGTGTGCCAAAAAAAGAAATCCGTTCTCAATTGAAAGCCTCCGGGATGGAGGACGGAGCTATTGATTCAGTCTTAACAAAGATTGAAGAGGAGGAGAGTAAGAATATATTCTGGACCAAGAGTGATAAGGGTGTGGTGACATTGGTGCACTACGATCTTAAGAGATTCTTGGAAGAGCATGGGTATCGCAAGTATGTGCCTGAGGGTAACAAAGGATTTATCTTTGTTCGGATCAATCAGAACTTAATTGAGATGTGTACTGAGGATGACATAAAAGACTTTGTGCTTAACCATATCCTTACAAACTTTCAAGACCTGAGTGTTTATAATTACTTCGCTGACAAGACTCGGTTCTTTCGTGAGGACTTCCTGTCGATGCTCGACTCGGTTAATATTTACTTTGTCGAGGACACAAAAGATGAGGCTTACCTGTACTACAAAAATGGTGTGGTGAAGGTCACAAAAGATGCAACTGTTCTATTAAATTATGAGGACCTCGGTGGATACATTTGGGCTGACCAAGTGATCCAACGGGACTTCATTTTCTGCCCATCTGATGATTGTGATTACAAGCAGTTTATACGCAACATCGGTGGCAATGATGACAAACGCATCGCATCGATTGAGTCAACGATTGGATTTTTGTTGCACGCATTTAAGAATGGTGGGTATTGCCCGGCTGTTATTATTAATGATGAGGTGATATCTGAGAACCCTGAGGGCGGTACCGGTAAGGGCTTGTTCATGAACGGTGTTAGTCGGATGAAGAAGTTGGTGACCATTGATGGTAAGTCATTCTCTTTTGACAAGTCATTCTCCTATCAATTAGTAACTACTGACACCCAAGTGCTAGTGTTCGATGACGTGAAGAAGAACTTTGACTTTGAGCGATTGTTCTCAGTTATTACTGAGGGTATCACGATCGAGCGTAAGAACAAGGATGCTATTAAGATTCCATTCCATAAGTCACCCAAGGTTGTTATCACAACCAACTATGCTATTCAGGGTAAGGGTAACTCATTCGAGAGACGTAAGTGGGAGATGGAGTTTAAGCAGTTCTACACCAAAGACTTCACGCCACAGGATGAGTTTGGTAGGTTACTATTCAACGATTGGGGTGCTGATGATTGGTGTGCGTTTGATAACTACATGATGAAGTTACTTCAGAGTTATTTGCATACAGGTTTGGTACGTTGTGAGTTTGTTAACCTTAAGGAGCGTAAGTTCAGGGCTGAGACCAACTCTGAGTTTGTTGAGTGGATCGCTGAGTTTGGTGCATCGGTTGTGCCGTTCAACGAGAAGTTCAGACCTGACAAGGCGTTCGATAAGTTTATCATAGACAACAACGGGATGTTTAGAATGCTTTCCAAGCAACGATTTAACTCGTGGCTACGCACGTATGCTCTGCATAAGACAAAAAATAACCCCGAAGAGGGGCGTGATGCAGCTGGAAAATGGATGTTAATTCAATACAAAGAACAATTAGAATTATTATAAAATGAAACTATATACAGAAGACGAAGTAAGAAGAGTTATCAAGATTGCTTTTTGGCAAGATTTTGAGAATGGTACCACCGAAGATGATATAATAGGTTTTGCTCATTCAATAAATTTGCCAAGTGAGGAGGAGATAAATAAAGAAAGTGATGAACGTTGGGTGCCTATTGCTTTTAGAGTAGCTGTCAAATGGGTAATAGAACATATTAAACAACAGGTTATATCCTGATTTATTAATGGATATTACCTTACTTTTTTGTATATTTGTTAAAAAAATAAGGTAATATGATATATTTTATTAAACACACAGATTTTATAAAGATTGGCTATACTGACGATATATATAGACGATTTAGTCAGTTGCAGGTAAGTTCTCCAAAAAAGCTAGAAGTTCTTGGTTTAGTTGAAGGGACTTTTGAAGATGAAAAAAAATACCATAAACAATTTAATGAATTTTATAGTCACGGAGAATGGTTCTATTATTCTCAAGAACTTAATGATTGCATTTCTATGTTAAATAAAGATTTAATGTGGAAGTATGGTTATGAAAAAAACGAATTTAATGTTTTGGGATTAATTAAATCTTGCAGATTAGAACAAAATTTATCTTTGGCAGAGCTTGGAGAAAGACTAGGAATTACAGCCCAATCAGTAAAAGAAATGGAAACAAGGGAGATTCACGGTCAAATATCAATTGGTAATTTGATAAAAGCATTATCTAATCTAGGATATAAATATGAGTCTAGGGCAGTTAAACAACAAGACAATGGAAAATAAATCAGATAAGCCTGAGTTGTATAGCATTCAGGCAACATTCACCCAAGAAGGTAGCTGTATTGATGGAGGATTCGAAGAGATCGTTATCCAACTAAGAGCTGACTTGGGTTTGGATTATATGAAAAGCGGATTCTTTACAATTAAAACTGAATCTTGGTCAGTAGATAGCGTTCAAGAGTTAGAAGAATTATTTAATAGACTTAAAAAAACGATACAATAAATAAACAATATGCCATACTTAAATCATAATATACCAACGATTACTTGTCTCATTAAGAATGAGTTCTTGTTTAATCAAATTAAGGGTCACGGAGAGTTTACTTTGTGTGACGTGCACTCAGTAGCATCAATGGAGAAGAGGGTGCCATTGTTCGAGGCTTTCTTAGAGAATGGTGTCAATTGGACAAGAAGGCCCATCAACGCATTCTGCTGGAAGCAAGATGCTGAGGAGATACCGCTAACCGAGTATATGTATTGGGACTGCTTTAGTTCATACGTTGACGTTCAGGTGCGAGCTCGTATGTCAGGTCTTAGGGCTGACCTGCTATCAATATCAGGCGTAAAGAGACAAGGCTTTTATTTGTTCACCCTTGATTGGGCATTTGAGAATAAGGGTATGCTAGACACTAACTTCTCTGAGACACCTGAGCACAAGTGTGGTCATCTGTTTAAGATGGATAATGGTAACTTCTTTATCTATCCCAACAACAGAATCATTTGGATGGACAATGCTTGGACATACAATCGCATCAAAGGCAATCCTGGTTATCAGATTGACATGACAGTTTATTCGATTGAGAATAAAACTAATTATGAGACTGATTATAATTACTTCACGGAATTTAAAAAAGAAGAAGATGGCAAGTAGAATAACACAATCCTTTATCGATAGGGTTCGGAAGTATTTGCGAGACAATGACCTTCCATTTATTAACGTGAATGATTCCAAGAATATTATGGTTCTCAGGTCAGCAGGATCGTATCATTATTTAGTTATCCAATTTTTTAATATGCCTGAGGAGTGGATGTATGATCGCAGACATTTTAAGATTAAGACGGCTTATGCCTTAGACTACAAACAATTAACTAACGCTATAGAAAGATACCTTGATGGAACTAAGAGATTACCAAAAGAAAATAGTTAAACAAGGGCTTGGCATTATTAGCCAACAAGGTTTACTATATCTTGCTATGGAGGTGAGAACAGGTAAGACCCTGACATCATTGGCTATATGCGATGAGTTAAAATGTAAGGATGTTTTGTTTATCACTAAACTTAAGGTTGTGCCAGGTATACATAAGGATCATCAGATGCTTGGCTCTCAATTTAAACTTACATGTTTAAATTATGAGTCATTACATAAACTTGAAGGTTTAAACTTTGATGTTATTATCTGCGATGAGGCTCACACTTTAGGGGCATTCCCTAAACCTAGCAAGCGTGCTAAACAGGTCAAAGACTTAGTCAAGAAGTATAAGTCAAAAGTTATATTCTTATCAGGCACTCCTACCCCGGAGTCGCATAGTCAGATATACCATCAACTTTATGTGCATCCTAACAATCCTTTTAAAGAGCATATAAACTTTTACCGGTGGGCTAATGACTATGTCAAGCTAAAGATTAAGTATATCGGTGCCATGAAGGTCAATGATTATTCAGGTGCATTGAAGGATAAGATTACAGCTAAGGTTGATCCGTTGATGATTACATACACGCAAGAGGCTGCAGGATTTGAGTCAAAGATAAACGAAATTGTTTACACGATTCCAATGGCAGCTTCGACCTATGCACTATGCGAAAGACTAAAGAAGGACTTAGTCATTCAGGGTAAGGACGATGTGATCCTGGCTGACACAGGTGCAAAACTTATGAATAAGTTGCATCAGATGTATAGCGGAACTATTATCCTTGAGTCAGGTAAAAGACAGATACTCGATGACTCAAAGGCTCAGTTTATTATTAACACTTTCCGTGGTAAGAAGATTGGCATCTTCTATAAGTTTAAGGCTGAATGGGATTTGCTTAAGGATGTTTATGAAGATAAGCTGACTGATGATCTTGAGGTATTTAATTCTACTGATAAGAACATAGCCCTACAAATTGTTTCCGGCAGGGAAGGTGTTAGTCTTAAAAATGCAGATGCTTTAGTGTATTTTAATATTGATTATAGTGCAACTAGTTATTGGCAGAGTCGAGATAGAATGACTACTATTGATCGTAAATTCAATAATGTATACTGGATATTCTCTAAAGGAGGTATTGAGAAAAAAATTTATGAAACAGTTTTAAATAAAAAATCTTACACACTTGATTATTTTAAAAAAGATTTTATAAATTTGTAATGAATCGGAGTCGCAGCCGAAACAAGAACTTAAAAAAAGATTCCCGACATGAAGAGACTGCGACCTCAGATTGTCGGGTTTTCTAATTTATGGAAGAGATTATTTTAATTGACATCATTGGATATGAAGGCTTATATATGGCAAGGAATGATGGAAAAATCATTAACAAAAATACAGGGAGAATTCTAAAGCCATCTATTACTAACGGATATGAAAGACTCTCATTGTACAAAAACAAAAAACCTAAAAATTTTTTAGTTCATAGATTGATTGCAGAAAGCTTTATGGGTAAGCTAAAAGATAAAGAAATTATCAATCATATAAATGGCAATAAATTAGACAACAATTATACGAATCTTGAAATATGTTCGCATTTAGAAAATAGTTGTCATGCTTCAAAGTTTAAAACCAAATCAAGCAAATATATAGGCGTTTGTTTTGACAAAGGTGAAAATAAGTGGGTGGCACAAATAAATATAGGTAGAATCAATAAAAAATTAGGTAGGTTTGAAAATGAAATTGATGCATATTTGTGTCGATTTAATTACGAAAAAGATAATAACATAAAAAATAAATATTTATGTTAGAGTCTAAAAGAAAAGCAAAGGTTAGAAACAAGTTGAAAAAAGAAGGATATTTCGTTGTTCAACTAATAAAGACTTCGCCCAATGGAATGCCTGATACAATGGCACTCAAGGGTGGCAAACTAATGTTTATCGAAATGAAACAGCCCCATGGGATTGTTTCACCATTGCAAAGGGTTACGCATAAGATGCTTAAAGACCAAGGGTTTGAAGTAAAGATATGGACAGACTATAATATAGACTATGAATAACGAAATAGGAATGAAGTTCTTAGAGGAGACAGAGTTAGTAGCTATCCCTTCTAGTTTATTTAAATGGATTGAATCGTTCGATGATGATAAGATGGACCAAATTATGGATGCGTTAATTCACTTTGACAATCCGTTTGAAGAAGAGACCACCATTGTATTTGCTACTATAGGTAATGATCCCGAGTATTATATGATGGAGGTTGGCCGTGGGTCAATTGAGATTGATGATGTGGGTGGCGAAAGAGATATGCTTGTTATTGATACACTATCTAAGATTGAAATTGATGAATTCCTAGATAATGTTATAGCTGGGAATAAAATTGTAAACAATCAAGAATTAAAAAGAATTTTACTTAACTATAGCTTATTATGAAAACTGAAAAATTATGTTAACCAAAACTGAGAAAGAAAAGTCGCTTATGTTCCTAGCATTACTTCAGGTAACATATGAGATGGCCGATGACCTTGACTTCAAGGCTCGACCATTTGATAAGCCTATTATCAAAGAGAGAACGTGGGAGCTTACACGCACAATAAATAAGCAGATATCTAAGATACTCCCTATGGAGGACTGCGATAAGCCAGATTGGGACAACGCTGTCAATCAGCACGTTGAGGCCGCTGAGAGAATGATGGAGTTCTTTAAGATTGGACTAAAGCTACAGGAGTTAGATCCGGTTAAGGTACAAGGATTCGACACGCAACTAAATATTCTACTTAAAACCTACGAAATAGAATGATCGGTAAAAAAGAAATAGAAGAGCAGGATCTGATAGACCTTGGCTTCAAGTTAGTAGTAGTTAGCAAGGAGGAGCATGGAGGAGAGAACGACTTTTATTACTACGTTATTAATCTGTTTGATGGCGATGGGCCATGCTTAATCTCTAATGCTAATGATGAGGTTATTAATTCTAAATGGAAGGTAGAGTTATTTGACTATGACAGGTTCTACTTTGATGACGTTAAATCATTAACTGAGTTTATGCTCTCTGCTAAAAATGTCAAAACGAAAAAAGAATAGTATTTACTTTCGTGTAGTTCACGAGAATGGGTACGTGACTGAGTTCGATATACTAACTGACGGCATGAGCATTGATAAGATAATTGAGACGTTAGATTTTATAGTAAGCATTCAGTAAAAAGTCCCCCGAAATCTTTGAGATGTACTGGGCTGACAGCTGGAAAGACAGCATTTTTTACCCTAACTTTATAACAAATAATGATGTAAATTACCCTCACTACGTTACACTTTTCAAGTTAATGGTGGAAAATTCCGCCATTTTTATACCTTAATGAGTATTAAAAGTTACAAAAATTACAAGTTTTGATATTAAAAGCATACAACCTATTGTTTTATTTATTAAATTTATCTGGGTTAAATGCGATTAGTTAGGGGGACTGGTTTTTTCGTTTGCAGTCTCCCTATTTTTTTAGCTAATGAAAGATAAAGAACATATAGATTTTACAAATAAAACAATGAGTTTCATCAACAAACTGACTGATGAAATTTATGAATCTCTAATCGACAAAGAGTACGAGGATCTCTACGACTCTACCCAAATCCTAATCGAATATTTAACCAAACTCCAAAATGACAGATTACATCAAGTACGCTCTAGAGTTGTACCAAGAAGGGACATTATCTAAAGCCCAAATCGCAAGAGAGGTCAAAGTTAAATTCAACCTTGATTCAGACATTGAAACTTTACGTAAAAGAATATCAAGAAAAATTATTGAATCAGAGCACTCTGGATTAAAAGATGAGTGTGATACAATCGGAGCCCCGATCACAGGCGTAACACGTTATTGGGTTAAAACGAAAACCCATTCAACATTAGTTGACATCCCCAAAGAAGAGTACGCAAAATCAATTTTAGATGCGGTTAGTGACATCGTCAGCAACTATAATCCTGATAAGCTACGTTCTATCACAAAATTTAAAACAGACTCTCCTGTGTCAATTAAAGCGACCGTGTCAGATATGCACGTTGGCTTAGAACCTAACCCGGGCGGTACATCACTATTTGCATATGAGTATAATGAGGCCATTTTTAAACAAAACCTTGATAAAGTATTTAACTCTATCTGTAAGGAACATGATAATCATGGAAGATTTGATATACTTGTTATTGATGATCTTGGCGATGGTCTTGACGGTTGGAACGGCCATACTACTCGAGGCGGTCATCCTTTAGATCAAAATATGTCAAATGAAGAAATGTTTAGAGTTTTTGTTGAAGGCAAACTCGCTCTTATCGAGAATTGCATACGAGCTGGTATTGCTAATGAGGTTATTGTTCGCAATGTAGCAAATGACAATCACAGCGGATCGTTCGCATCGATTGCGAATATGACGATACAGATGCTACTTAATCGTACGTATTCACAGGAAGACGTTAAATTCCACATCCTTAACCGGTTCATGGAGCACTTCCAATATGGTGACCACACGTTTATATTAACGCACGGCAAGGATGCAAAGCACATGTTCAAAGGCTTGCCTTATAACTTAAACGACAAGGCTACGTCATTCATTAATGATTATATCGATCATTATAACATTAACACAAAATACATCCACGTCGAGAAGGGTGACCTGCATAGAATTGGTTATGATAGGACAAAGAAATTTGACTACCGAAACTACATGACCTTTGCTCCTCCATCTGCCTGGGTATCTCATAATTTTGGGGACTGCTATAGTGGATATTCTATTCAGACTATTCCAAAATTTAGCGGAGAGATATCCCATACTGATTATTATTTTGATTTAAAAAAGAAATTGTAAATTTGTAATATGAAAACAAGAATAGGACATCTGAATTACATCAACAACAAAAATAAGAAATCCTCTGAGTTAGAGAATTATCATTTTGTGTGGGTGAAAAGCTTAGTATCAGGAGAAAACATCCCATTGATGCTATCTAATGTTGAATTGAACAATGCTATCGTTCGTGCTGATAAAAACAAGGAGGATATTATTGAGCAAAGTTTTATCTCTAAATTAATAGATTAGTAGATTGTATTTTTCATAATAGGTTTAAGGTTGATAATTAATTAAAAAGGGGACTTCTGGTCCCCATTTTTATTTTAGAATCTAGTCTTTCTTTTAGTACTATCTTTCTTGGCTTTTGCATCCTCTTTGGCCTTTATGTTTACAGCCTTGACGATATTGTTTGATATAGTTAAGAATTCACGTGGAGCAATATTCATTGCCACCATAGCTCTAGGAATCAGAGATTGCTTAAGAACTTTCTTTTGTTCGTCTGAATATTCAAATGTGTTGCCATACTTATCTGTGAACGATCCATCAAAAGCCTCGTCAGCACGATAGCCCATATCAAGAATTGCCTCGATACCAACACTAGGCACACCTCCAACGATGTCACCAACTACCTGGGTAACAGGTAACTCATCTTTTGCAAAGAATCTAAATGGTTGATCCATTTTCTCTTTTAGGGCTTCAGCTTTCTTATCTACAACAGGAGCACCAAAAGCTTTTTTTCTTCTTTTAGCCTTGCGACCAAACAAATTTTTCTCTTGTTTTTCTTCTTCTTTCTTAGCCTTTAATTGTTCTTTCGGAGATCCACCCTGGACATAATCCATTAGGTTATTTAATCCAATCAAAGTAACATATTCAAGCTGATTAGGAATTGGTGCTACAAATTCAAATATGCTTTTACCTACAAATATAGAGTCAGTCCATTTCTCACTAGCAGATTTTGATCGCATAAATGGCATAGCTTTAGCGATTGCATCCAAGATGCCATCTGTCTTCTCTTCTTCCGGCTTTTCGTATCCCAAGGCATAATATGCTGCACTTAACAATAACCCTCCTATCAAGGCTTGAATAGTTTGAAATGTATAGGCTTCAATAAGTCCAGCTGTTAAAGATTGAACGGCTTTAACTTTCTCTTGGGCACTAGATGTTTTAGAAGTAAGCAACGTAATGTTCCTGTTGTTCTTGTCTTTTAAGTTAAACTGGTAAGAAGCAAAAGGGAAAAATAACTGACGGATGATTTTAGTCGTAGCATCTTTAGATGCTAGTAACTTACCACCCAATTCGGATATGTTCATATTCTGCTGATCCTGTACCATAAACTCAGCATAGTCAGCTGCCTCCTCGTTAATCTCGTGATTTTTCCAATCAAAGTTTGTCATATCAACACCCATTGATTTTAGTTTACTTCTGTAGTATCCAAGCCATGCTATGTTAGCAACAGTAACGTCAGGGTCCTTTAAGAACTTCTCAATATACTTATCACCCAAATAAGATAAAGCTTCGGTAAATTTACCAACCTTTCCTTTATTTGCTCGCTCAATTAATTTCTCAGCGAAGTCAATAGATGTTTGAGATTCAGCACCACGTAATGAAATTCCATAGCCTGATTTATCTAAAAATTCCATAGCATCCTTATCAAAAAAGTCAGCAAAACTCATACCAAAACTACCTAGGTCATCAATCATATTGATGGCAGTATTAGCTATCATTGGTATAGATTGCTTAGGTGCTGATGACAATGATCCTAATCCAATACGAGTACCATATTTACTTAGTGAAGTAACAACCTTATTAACTATCTTAGCTTCTTTAGATGAGTATGTGTCTTGACGTTCACGCAATGCGTTGATGTTAAAGTTTAAACGCTTAAGCACCATTTGTCTGTCATCAAAGTCAGGGAATATTTCTATAAATGACTCAGAGTTTGTGTATCCCATAAACTGCTGAACAAAAGGAGTAGTTCTTACATCAACAAGTGTTTTCTCTAAAGCAGAAATGTTATTAAAGTCAAAGTCATAGTCTCTAACACGATTTACTTCTTTTGTTTTATCATTTTTAGGTAACCCGTCAATCTTTTGGTTCTTCTTTAATGTACCTACCTTCTCTGTGCTAACAACGTCAAATGCCATTTTAAATGCACCTTTTACAAGCAAGTCATCAGAAACATTTTCCATTAACTTCTCGTACATATCAGGTACGTAATTAGCATCTTCATCCAATACTATATTGTAGTAATCAGCAGCCATTCTTTTAAACTCAGGATAATATTTTCTCCACATATCCTGTACTTCTCCTACTGCAGCTTGATTAATAGGATCGATATTCTTCTTAACATCATTGATATCTTTAGCATCCTTAATCTTCTGATAAATAGAATCATATAAATCTGCCTTATCAATTAATTCTTGCTTACCAGTTTTGCGAAGAGCTTCTATAGTTAATTTTAACTGCTTCATCTTACGATCAAATTCTTTCTTAACTTGCTCAGGAGTTCCGTTTAGAATCGTTCTAGATAAGTCAGCAAAAATACCACGCTCAAATATATTCAATGCAGACTTAAAATCCATTCCGTTAGGCTTTGATCCATCAAACTTGTCAGAATATTTTTTAGCAAAGTCGTTAGCAATTTTCTTGCCCTCAACAAATCCACGAACAATACCTGCAAAACCAGAATTCTTTAAGAATTTAATTCCTGTGTATGTGCTACGGAATAAACCTGCAATTAATGAATCTGTCTTTGAAATATAAATTGCTTCTAAATTATTGTACAAATCACCTACAGATGCAATGCCACCTAGTATGTTGCCAATTAATCCTTTGTTAGTTATTTTCTTTAAATAAGCTAATCTACCAATTAGTCCATAAGACAATGGCCGAGCCTTCATTCCTCCTTCAGCGTCCTTTGCTGAATTAGTATTACCAGTATACGTTTGCAATATAGCACCCATTCTACTAGTTGTACCGTTGACAATAAAGTTTTCTAAAGATTCTACAGCACGTAATTGTTGCTCTAAAGGAAGAGCTTCAATATCCATATTTATAAAATCATTAATCATTTTAAAATCAACATCCTGCTCATCATATTCACCTTCCTCAAGCATCTCTTTTGCTGTCTGTGCAAATCCGGCAAAAGCTTCTTTGGTATACTCTCTAACTATATCTGACTTTGTTGAGTCTGCTGAGTTTGGATTATTTTCTACAGAATTAATGTAATCATTGATTTCATCAAATGACATATCACCTGAGATTAATCCTGCATCTACTAGATATTGATATTCATCTAATAGCATATTTTTATTAATCTCATCTTGCTTTGCATTTTGTTCAGCTGCATATGCATTAATGTTAGCCAATACAGCAGCACGCTTTCCTAATGCCTTGCCATCTTTAACCTGTACATTCCGTATAGCATCAAATATTTCTGTTGCATAATCCATGTACTCGTCAAGATCTTCAAGCATTTTAGGGTCAAGCTTTAAGAAGTTACGGACAGCCTGTTCAACTTCGGCAATTTCTTTACCTGTCTTTAAAGTCTTACGTAATCTACCTCTTAATTTTTGAGCCTCAAGTACTTGTTCTGCATATGCTGCGTTATTAAGAACTTTTCTTGCACTTGCCAAGAATTTCTCACGCACAGTTGGGTTCATTAAATTCTTTGCCATGCCATTAAGCAACAATCTTACTTGGGCAGGCTTAAGTTTATTCTTAACTCCCATTGCTTTTATTGTAGCAACAACAGACTTAATTTGATCCTGTACAGCCTTAGCACCTAACTTAGATCCTTTCTCCATAGACTTAAGCATACGACCCAAAGCATCAAGTTCTTTGATTGCAATTTTACCTTCAGATGCTTGTAAGATTCCAGTAATCTTATCAATCATTTTCTTCTTATTCTCAGCCGTATCAAGCTTACCCTCCATAGCACGGAAAATAGCTTTTTGATCAGCAGGGGATAGGGCACCTTGCACATTATTTTTAATGTATGTAGCAACTAACTTTCTTGCTGCTTCAGCAAAATCGTAAGCAGTCTTAGCTGCTTTAGCTTGAAGTTTAAGTTGCCCCTTTAAAGATGCCATCTCATCTACTGTAACTTTCTTAGATTTAATTCCAAGTATTTTTTTTGCAGATGGTGATTTTTTTTGTTTGGTTACTTTAGCAGTTACTTGAGGTTCTGTTTTTAAAGATTTTTTAGCATCAAGAACTAATATATTTTTAATTCCAGATTTTAATGTTTTTTGATCAATATCAGTATACTCAACTGCTTCAAATCCCCTCTCTTTTAATAAATTAAAAACTCTATTAATGTCTTCCTCAGAAAATGCCTCGTCAAATCTAGGGTCTATTAGTTCAAAGAAGTTTCCATCTGAGTCTAACCCTAATTCTTCCATTATAGCGAAAGCATCTTCTTCACTAGCTATTTTATTTTTGTCTAAAAAGAATTTTGACACTTCTCCACCAGACATCTTTGCATACTCGTTCGCTTGACTAGCATCTTCTGATACATATAAAGGTCTACCTTCTTCTAATGAAGGCAAATCTCCACCATGAAATACTTCAATTGTTTCAGTAGGTCTTACTACTTCTTCGGTAGGCTCAACAACTTCAGTCGGTCCTTCGGCTGTAGTTTCTCCAGTTCCTGTTTGAGTTGTTGTAGTTTCTGTAGCCTGGTTGATGGCATTGTCGATTTGCTCGTCTGTTGCATTATTCTCAAAATTTTGTAGTGTATATTGATAAGCAATAGACTCAGCACGCTTACCTCTAAAGTAACGGCTTTGCCCATTCTCGGTTTCTAATCTTACTGATTTAACATTGCCATCTTCGTCAAATGTAATCGCATCCATAGGAGCATCGGCAACATTGACATATTTCTTTCCTGCAACCTCGATCGATCCATCTTCGCCAATCTCAATAGGTATCGGGGCTTTGGGTTCTATTCCAAAGTCCTTAAGATCCGATTCGCTTAAGTCAGAAATGTTTCCAAGTTCTACAATCTCTTCTCCTGACTCAAATAATACTTGTCCATTGTCATCAACAAAAAGGTTACCCTCATTGCCACGCATAGTAAATGTATTATCGGCATCTAAGGCTTGTCCTATTTTTTCGACTTTACCTTCTTGGGTAGGGACTTGAGGTTCTGCTTGGGGTTCTCCTTCCGCCACTTGGAGGCCACCTCCGGCTTCTGGCTGTACAGGTACTTCACTTGTTGTTTGCTTTTGAATGGCATCTCTTTGTTGTTTTAATGGTTCAAATTCTTGTTTAAGTTTTTGAAATAATAATTTCTTGGCATCGTCTGTTAAATTAGGATCGTTCTTAATTGCTTCAGCACGTGTTCTTATTTCATCAATTTTATCATCAATATTAAATAAATCCCGAGCCTCTTCTTCAGTCAATCCTTCGATTGTATCATCATACTTAGTAGCAATTTGAGCATACTCTGCTTCTAGGTCGCTTAACTTTTCGTCAATAACTTCATTAACAATAGGGTCATTATCATCTGCTTTTTGCGTAGACAAATCCTGTACTGTATCTCTAATCTCCTCAAGTCTCTTCTTGTCCTCAGCCGTGATTAATGCACCAGTCAATAAGTTCTTTCCTGCAGCTGATTGTTTTACTTTTTTAAATGAACTAGAAATAGCACCAGCACCTGCTGTTAATCCTCCACCAATTGTACCTCCAATTAAATAACTTTCACCAATTTTACGAGCAAGCTTTACAAGATCAATCGGTTCTCCTTTGTTAATCTTATCTTGAGTCTCTTGAAATAATGTAGTTAATCCTTCAGAAATACCTTCTTCATTAAAGTCTTTTGCGATTTCCTTAAATAGACTTTCTGTTAAATCCTTAGTAGCTTTTGGGTTGCCAAAAATCTTAGCACCTGCTCTTTTTAAAATCTCATTTGTCTTGCCCTCAAAGAAAGCTTCAGCCCCACCATGAATTGCAGATGTTAAGGCATATCCAAGTCCAGCTTTACCATCCTCGTCTATGTCTTCCATTCTTTTACTAGCGGCAGATGTAACACCCATAAGGAACAATCCCCCGGGCATCATGCCCTGTGCCATATATGGTATGGCATCTGCTAATCCAGAAGTAGCTCTACGAATAACATTACCTGCATTCTCTAAAGATGGCTTAGATGCGAACTTGGCAATATCGTCAAACGTATCGCCTTCTTGCTCAATAGTTTTTTCAAGAATTTTTTCTGATAAATTATTCCAATAGTCATAGGCTATTTGTGATCCTCTATAACCAGGATTGGCATTGCCCAATACAATATTTCTAACTTCTTGTTTTGCCGCAGCAGGTAGCTTATTAAACTCGTCTGTTTTTCCGTAAGATGCTAGTTGTACATCTAGTGCTAAATTGGTTGCATATGCAGGAAGAGCATCAAAAGCTGCAATTGTTTTTGCACCTGCTGATTTCAATCTATTCCAAACATTTTCTAATTCACCAATTGTTGCATTCTTATCTTTAATAGTTTGAGATACAACAGCATCGCTTTTTTCTAATGCATCTTTTTGAAACTTAAATGCATCCAAGCGAGCATTAAGTTTTTCTTGATCCTTTATTAATTGTTTTTGTTTTGTTATTAAGTTAGGATTACTTTTATCAGCATCATATTCAGCATTAAATTGATTAATACTTTGCTCAAATTTTATTCTATCTTTTTCTAATTTACTCGCAGAATAATTTAAATCTTTTGCTTGAGTTTGTTGTAACTCACGTTGACGATTGACATTAGTTGAAATGTCTGTATCAAGATTCTTCCATCCTTTATTTAGTACGTCAAATCTACCTGCAACATCTAACCCTTGTTTGGTCTTAGATGGTTGCAACAAAGTCCCCTCACTTTGAGTGACAGGCTTTGCTACTTCTTTCTTTTTAGTTGGTGCGGCTGATAATGATGCCGAAGGTCCAGTTACTACTTGACCGCTTAAAACCGAAGAAGGCTTCGTAGTTTTTGAAGTAGATGGTAAAGCCGTAGGAATTTTTTTTTTTACAGGTTCGCCAAAATCAGGTAATTCATCTAATGTAGCCATCTCAAAATCAGGTAATTCATCCAATGTTGCTACTTTCTGTTTAATAGGTTGTTTTTCCATGTTTTACTTTCCTTCTACTTTAAATTTACCACCTGATTCAAGTTGTTTTATATATGCATCAATTTTTGACTGAGTTGCATCTTTACCCAACTTTTGTTTTATCGTATTTAATGAAACTATTTTAACATCACCACTTTGTTTAGGAGCTAGCTTTGCTTGAGGTACTGCTTTTGATATAGGAGCTGGTGCAGGAGCTTTCCCTCGCTGACTAGTATACCCCATTGCACCTTGACTAAGTTGTTGATATTTTCCCCACTCAGCTCTAGATGATAATGCATCTCCACCTCCTAATATTGAGTATAATTCTTGAGGTGACTTCACACTCAAGACTACTGCGTATGGTGAGTTTGCATCAGCCTTATCAATTACATCAACGCCACCATTTTTATTTTTTCTTAGTGTAGCGGCTGGAGTTAAAGCCCCACTTGTACCAAAACCTACCCCCATATCATAAGCCGCATTTAATATATCTCTTTTATATTGAGTATTATCTCCTCGCAATGCAATATCATCCATTATCTCCATGACCTGATCTCCTTTTGCCAATATAGTTTCTTCTCCTTGAGTATATTTCTCAGGTCTATTAGATCTACCACCTCCAGATGACCTTGGTGTTTTAGGTGCAAATGGTTTAGTTAATGACTCTTTACCACCTACGCCTACCTCAATCTGGTTACGAACAAAATCTTTCGCTACCTTCTCCTGTGCTTCAGTCAAAATTGGCTCAGCAATACCATTCTTTCGCTGTACCTGGATTAATTTATCTACAGGTGTACCTTTTGATATTAACTCTTTTTTCTGAGCCTCAGACTCAAAGAATTGATAGTCTCCAACATAGTCAGTTAAAATGCTAGTTGTTGACCGAGGAGTAGCAGTTACCGCATTTATTTGAGCATCAAGTGCCGATTTAAATGCAGGGTTATTTCTTGCTGACTCATCAACCTCAATAACACCATTGCCTAAATTTTTAGCAACACCTACCTTTTCTAAACGCTTTAAGAAAGGGTCAATTTGATCATCTAAATTAACTTTTAAATCTACCAAATTCCCTGGATTAATCATAGCGGATGGGCTATAAACATCATTGGGTGATGCAATCTTTCCTGTAGCAGGATCGATATTTGTACGATATACACGACCTGTCTGTGGATTAACCATTATCTTGGCTGTCTTCAAATCACCTAACTTAGCAAAGTTTAATGAGTTGTATTGGCCAAGGCCAGACATCTTGCCTTCTGTGATAAGTTTTTGGCTTTCTCCAATAGTAGCTCCAAATCCTTTAACAGCTTTATTTAAACTAGACCAATCAGACATAGCTGTATTTTTATACAGTTTATAATCAGCCATAGTAATAGCACCCTTCTTAAGCAAATCGTATTGAGTCTTAATGCCATTACGCACCTCGTCTACACCTTTATAAATAAACTCATTTAGATCCTGGTCCGTTGTCTGTTCGTACTCACCAATCTTAGAAAACGATTCTGCATAGTCATCGTCAATCTTTTCTTTTTCCTCTTTTCTTTTTTGAGTTTCCTTATCAATTTGGTCTAAGAGGTTACTACCAATCTTACCCCAATCAGTTGGGGGATATTGATTACCTATATATCCTGCAAATTCTGCCATTCGTTATAAATTAATAAGGTGCATTTTGAATCCATTGATTGTTATAAGGATCCCATGTATATTGTGAGTCAAAATTTTCTTGTGGTGCCCTGAGACCAGCTAATTGACTTGCCTCGTATTGCGATTGAGCTCCACGTAAACCTGTCATGTAATTTGCTTGTAATTGGGGAGCTGCACTAGTGGCAGGTACGTTAGGTCTCATTGATGCAATTTGAGGAGCAAATGCTTTTTGTGCATTTACAGCTGCTTGTTGTGGAGTAACTGTTCCATTGGAGTTTAATCCTTTATTAGTATCTGTATCATACAATGGTGACCCCTTTAATGATGCCAAAGCAAATTGACCACCTATTTGCCCTAACCCGGCAATACCTGCCTGAGTCATACCTTCAGCTTGTGCTGATCTTGTTTGTGCACCTTGTAATCTAGCAGATGCTAAAGCCCCTTCACGCTGTGCTCTATTCTGCTCAATTTGTTGTGCATTTTGAGCCAACATAGCATCTCTTTGATATTGCATTTCATCAACTTGTCCTGCTAATTGCAAATCTTGTGCACGTGATTGTTGCTCAAGTGCAGTTAGTCCACCTAAAACTGTGGCAGCTCCACCTTCCTGTAGACCTTGAAGTTGTTGTGCTTGTCTAGCTTGAATATTTTGTTGTGCTAACTCAGTACCTAAAGTGGGAACTTGAAGGCTTTTGAATTTATCTGCTTCCTGAATACGTGCTAATTGATTAGCTGCGGTTGTTGCAGCTTGATCCGCTTGTGACTTTGCATTAGCACCTTGGATAATTTGACTTGCAGATCCTGCCGCAGATATACCTAAACCAATTGCCGTTGCTGTTGCTATTGCCATATTATAAAAATTTTATCATCTCTGTTGCACCTTCTTGTGTTTTAACAAACCCACAATTTTGGTACTTATTAATCAAATTTTGATGTGAAACGCTAGTAAATATAACTTTATACCCTGCATTCTCACAAGATTTTGACAAAGAATTTATCAAGTATTCTATAGCTTGATTGCGATCCTTATCCTTGTATTCTTTATTGGAAACAATAAACTCACACCAAGCAATATTAGAATTAGTAAAATATGCAAATCCTGCACAAATATCTATTTCTCCTTTGGATACCATAAATCCACCTGTACCATTTAATGGTAACGATTCTTTAGGAGGTGCCATCCATTTCCAATCACTCCACCATTTAACTAGCGTGTTATCATAGTCGCTGTCGTTTAGCAACCTAATATTAAATTCCATTTACAAAGATAGTTATATTAAGAATATGATTTGAATACCTCTGAGCTAACCATAAACATTTCTGTGTAGGCTGTGTCTGAGTTTGTAAACTCTACTTCTAAGTATGTTCCTCGTGTTGGAGTTGATTCTGCAATACTACTTTTTACATACAATATAAAGCTACCATTTGCAGGTGCAACACCTGTTTGGTTTATTGTAATCGAGTTATAGGTATGGCTAGTTACAACGCCAGCAAAGGTTAGTGTATTACCATTCATCCAAAAAACTCTATCTCCAACGCTTACTATAAAGCCAATATTGAAATTAAAGTTCAATACACTTGATGCATACAAAGTAACATTACCTACGCCTTGGGCTGAAATAAATGACAAGTCATTGTCATTAGCATTTCTTCTTATGTAAGCATAGAAGGTACCCTCTTTTAAAGCATAGTAATCAGCATTAACATAACCAGAACCCTGATCACTTGTAACAATAGTACTCCACGCTGTAGTGGAGTTAGTTGCGATAGTTTTAAATTGTTTTGTTTGAGAAGGTTCATTGTTGAATATGGTTGTTATTTTAGATGGATATAATGTACCGTAATAGCTATTTCTAACTTGATTAGCATTATGCTTATACAAATTACCATCTTTAAAGGTATAAAGATTATTGTTCATTGACACCATCCAGTCAGGATAATATGAATGGTACGAAGTCCATCCATTTTGATTTGGTGAATATGTAATAGTATAGTTAGCCATATATTTACAAATTTACATATTATCTTTTAATAAATGCATTGAAATATATTTTTCAAATAAATGATTATTAAAGATATTTTTATTGTTTATAAAGAAGTCGTAATACTTTGAATACTCACGCTCAAGATCACTATTGCTTATTGGAGTTAATGGACCGGTAGCATAATCTGTACAATTTAACTTATGATTATCAAAGTTATTAACATCATCAATGTGACCACTTTGCTTATGACCGCCAATCTCTTGCGGATCAGACCAATTAAAACAATATGATGGCACGTAGTATGTATCTTGCTCATTAAGTTGACCTTCTGAGGCTAACTTCATGTACCACGATAATCCTTCGTATCCTGTTATATCATTTCTAAATCCAATCTCCCGGATCCTGTCCATCTTAACAATAACAGATGCTTCCATTACATTCTTAGATATCTCAAGATGATTGATGTTTGCATAGAAACTTTTCTCTGGCTTCCAAGCATCTTTGTTATTTAGAATTATTCCATTTACGGCCTGCTCCATATGCCAAGGCAAATAGATGTCATCGTCATCAGCAAGCATAAAGTAATCACCTGTAGCATATACAATTGCATCTCTGCATATATCACCTCTATTAGTGTATGGCTTACTTGTAATAAAGTCTATGTTATTATTTACTACAACTATTGTTGGGTCTTCTATACCTAAAATGTATGGATGATCGACATCCGTATTAAATATAATTAGTTCCTTGTTCTTGTGTGTTTGTGCGTGATACTGTGCAACAATTCTTCTTACGCAATTAAACCTTCCGTAGGTCGTGCATATAAAAGATACTTTATCTTCCGATTTATTATTTATCATAGGTGATTTTGATCCAGCTTCTTGAACTTGCAACCAATAGTAATAGGATGCTTTGCTTTGGTTTATTTTTAAATCTTCTTTGTATGGCAATTTAGATAAATAGTCTGTCTTAAAAAATAGCCCATCATTGCTACTTAGCACACCTGAGTTGTGTAAGATGCAATACTTATCTACATCGCTAATTGGATTGGTACTCCACCCAAAATCTAATCTACTATCTACCTTTGTCTCATGGCCATGTAGCCACGAATTCCAAAGTATAGCCCACATACCTGCCGTCCATTTTTGTATTGGGTAGTCATGGTCATTCTTTTGTATATGCAGGTGTTCAGTAGCACAGAAATGATTGTACAGTTTAAGAGAGTCTTTTTCTACCTTATCCCAAAATTCAGGCGTAGTATTCTTTACGATATATTGTGCACCGCCTGAGTTAGAGTTCATTAACTTAGGTATCAACTTATCAATACCTATAATGTCACACATTTCCTCGTATACATGATTTCCTTTTTGCTGGATGTAATTATAGTTTATGTAGCTATTTGTGTCGCTCATATACCAAATGTCATCATCAACCATACTAGAAAACTCTACTCTTTTTGTGAACACGATATCGCTATCATGCAAGAATAATGCCGTATTGGTTAAATCATTTGACTCAACATACTTCTTAAGTAGGTAAAAATAAACACCAGGCAGATATGATTTATCTTCCCGGGTATCATTGTAGAAAAAGAAATTTACATTACTATAGTGATTTCTTAATGTAACCCAATCGCTTGAGATGTTGTCATCTGTAATAGAAAGAAGTATGTCTATGTTACTTGGATGTACACCGTTTTTTAGGAAATTATTAATTACTGTCTCAACCTGCCATATGTAAAAAGTGGTGGCAGGTTGAGCACAAACAAACTTCAATCTTCTCATTATTATATTTCATTTTATGTACAAGATGTTATTGGTCCATCTATTATTATTCCGTCAGGAGAGAATGGGAAAGTACCATCTGCTACACAAAACTGAGGTGATGTAAATGGATCAATAAATACAGATGTTTCAGTCGAGCTTCCGCATGGAACAAAATAAACAACTCCTCCAATTCCTGTATCATCTGTAAACTCATACAAACTACAAGTCACAGGAGGCACCGTAGTTGTTGGTGCTATCGTAGTAGTTGGTGCTATCGTAGTAGTCGGTGCAACTGTAGTCGTAGGAGTTATACACGAGATTGATATACCTGGTGTACTTGTTCCATTGCCTAAGCTATCTCTAACAGCTACTGTATACGTACCATTGCCTAATCCTATCAACTGATTACTAGCAGGGTAGTTATACCAGATACCCGGTGTTGGTTGTATGCTAAACTGATAACCTGTACCTGTTCCTCCTGATATACCTGTAATTGTAATTACACCTGTACCTTCTCCACCTGCACATGATGTTGCATATGTGAAACTAACAGGAGATAGCGTAGTTGTTGGAGCTGGTGTAGTTGGTAGTGTTGTAGTCGCAGGACATCCAACAAAACCTGTACCAACCATAGCAACTTGACTTCCACCCGGATTAGAGTATAACTCTTCTTGTACTACGAAGAATGCCCCACCAAATGTTAGTCTATCATTAATAGTAAACGATCCGATTGTTCTCTGAGTTGTGTATACAGTTGATCCATCAACACAAGCCGTTGTTCTATACCATACAGGCTGTAAAGTAGTTGTTGGAGGAATCGTTGTCGTTGGTGCTATTGTGGTAGTAGGCACAGAGCAATTTATTACTATTCCTGTGATACTTGATCCGTTACCTAAGCTATCTCTAACAGCCACATTGTATGTGTTGTTTGCTAACCCTGTCAATTGATTTGTAGCAGGGTAATCATACCATACACCTGGAGTAGGCTGTAAGCTATACTGATAGCCTGTGCCAGTTCCACCCGTAATGCTCGTAATTGTAATTATTCCCGTACCAGCACCACCTGCACATGACGTAGTATATGTAAATGTTACAGGAGCCAATGTCGTAGTAGGTGCTACCGTAGTAGTCGTAGCAGGACATCCTGTTAAACCTGTGCTTGTCATGGCAATTAATGGTCCTCCAGGAAGAATGTATAATTCCTCTTGTACCACAAAGAATGATCCACCAAATGTTAATCTATCATTAACCGCAAATGTCCCAATAGTTCTCTGTGTTGTAAACACAGTTGCTCCATCAATGCAAGAAGTTGTTCTGTACCATACAGGTTGCAACGTGGTAGTTGGTCCAATAGTAGTAGTTGGCCCAATAGTAGTAGTTGGTGCTATAGTAGTAGTTGGAGCTATTGTAGTTGTTGGCAATGAACTAGATTGCGTAAACGTAACATTATGTGAATTACCTGAACATCCATTAACTGCAACAACAACACTTCTTGTTACACCTGCATTAGCTGTAGCACTAAAATTAATAAGTTTGCTAGTGTTGCCATACAATGTATCTAATGTAAGCCAATCATTAGTAGGCACATTTATATACCACTCGTTATTAGATTCAATGCTGAATGCAAATTGATTATTTATAGCCACACTAGAAAAACTTACAGCATCTTCTGATACTTCAAATAAACAATAATTTACTTTAGTGTCATTGTTAGCCAATACATAATGCTCAAAATAAGGATCAAACATACCTAACTTTTGAGTAGAAGTATTAAGGTTAGCCTTAAACCAGTTCTTCATACCATTAGATGATATTTCAAACAATCCATTTTCAGCTAATTGTAATACAGCTCCACGTCTAGTATCAGTAAAATACAAGTTATTGCCCCAAATAGCAAAGCTTTCAGGATTCTCACTAATACCATATTCGCCAACATATGCTATTTGAGTTCCAAGAACTTCTGGTATCGAAGCAATAGTTCCCCCACCTACAGAATCACTTAATAAGTTTTTGCCGTAAAGAACTTTAGTTACTTTATTTTCTTGAAATACAACTAAATCTGTATCACGTGCATACAACTTTTGAATAGATCCAAAGAATCTATCTAAGTATTTAAAGTTGCCTAGTGACAAGTTAAACTCATTAAGTCTATTGATGGCTGTAGTCTGCTGATACACGCCACTATATGTCAACGCTTGAACAAGTGTTTGCTCGGCAAATCCTTCAATGGTTGAGTTAGCACGTGGGCTAAAGTCCATTCTAGCCGCATTAAAGTCATCTCTTATTCTAAAGCTTTCTACACCATTACTCCAAGCAAATGCATTAAAGTCATAGTTAGTGTAAAGTAAATTATCTTCTTTCTTTAAATATGCAATACCATTTTGTCCAGCGACACCAGGTCCTGGTAGTATTTGATTTTGCCCATTTGTATAATGATTGTTATTTATAATTGGATAAGTATTAGTTAACTCATAATAAATATCTTGATTTGTATCAGTAGGGACTGTTTCAAATAAAATAGGCTCTTCAGATTGAGTAAAATTAAATGTTACAGAAATTGTTGATGATCCACTATTTCTGTAGCCATTTATATACATATATATAGGGTAATTTAAAGCAGGACCAGAAATAGTTCCACCTTGCGAAACAGTATATATAGTATTATTGCCACTAGTACCAGGTACAATTGACAAATTAAATCCTCTCCTAAATGTAACAGGTGCGGCAAATACATTTGTTGTCTGATAAAATTGTATCCACTTTAAATACACACCATCTTCAATAAACCATTCTTCTATATTTACATATTCATTTGTTGATACAAATGTTTGAATAGATTCGGTGTTTCCGTTTTCAGGTTCTTTTATTTTAAATGTTAAAATAGCACCTGCTTTTATTGGTCGATCCTCTGTGTAAGCACCATTTACATTCCAATCCGTGTTCATTAGCAAAGTTGCTGGAATACTATTTGATATGGAATAATTAAATCCACCAAATATATTGTAACTAGCATTTGCAACTATTACTCCATTTCTGCAATTGATAACCCAATAGTCACCAACATTTAAATTTGACACAGACGTAAATTTAAATTTAAATGAATATGGATTAGTTGTACTAGGAGCAGTATAACTAATAGTTACATCAGTACCAACAACAATTGTTTGATTGCTAAGTATTTGAGTTTTGGGTCTTCCGTTCTCAATAACATATACTCTGTATTTATTAGTAGCCCCTACAGAATCTATTTCTACATAAAACCTAGAATCATTGTCTCCTGAATAAATATTACTATCAGTTACTTCTAGTGCTGAAGCAGTCCCTATTCCATAAAATATAGCTTTTTCTGCTACATTAAACTTATTTGAAACAGGTTGATAACTAACAGCAGCAGAACCAAAATTATATCTATTGTAAACATATACATTTGGTAATGCAGATTCATCTAATTTTACTTTAAAATAAACACCAGCTGGCTGACCTTGATTATTCGAATTAAGAAAATTTGCAGATTTAGATTGAATATCTAATACTTTTATTTGAACGCTACTATTACTTCCAATATTCTTTAAATACAAATATGATCCAATAGATATCTTATCAACGTCAGGTTGATTAATTAAAAACCATTTAAATTGACCCTCTGAAAAATAAGTTAATGGAAATACATTATAATATTCCTGCTTATTTTGTTTTAAAACAAAACGATAATAAGTAGCAAATGCAGGAGGTGCATAACTCTTATCTATTGTTACCACTAAACCATTTGAGTAGTTAGCTCTATTTGCTGGAACAAAAGTTGTATTAGTATTTAGCGTTGGAACAATAACGGTAGTTGAACGACCGTAATTATCTAAGTAAACAATACCAACTTCGTAGTCACGATTACTTTTAAATGTGGCATGAGGCAAGTTATCGGTAATTTGACTTCCATCAAATGATAATGAAAATTTAGGATTAATTGGCTGACCTGCATAGTCTACCAAATTAAAGAATTGAGTATAGTTACCATAAACTAATCTACTTCCAATTAGGTCTTGAGACTTTGCCTTTAAAGGCACATTATCAAATAGTCTATTTATTTGATCGGCAGGAAGTACGGTGTATACTTTATTATTTTGAAATCTAAAAGTCTTATCTTGATTGTCTCCAAATCCATTAGCCTTTTTATTAATATTATCAATTACATATGCATTTGTGCTTAATGTATCAATAAATATTAATTGAACCTCTTTCACATTTTTCTCACCTGTATTGTATTTTATATCTACAGCATTCTTACTATTGACCATTGATATATTCTCAGATACACCATAGTCATAAGCAAAAGGCTTTGGCAAAAAAGCTACAGGAGAAAATGGGGATAATGAACTATATTCATCATCAATATACTTGTATCTATATGAGAAGTATAAAAACTTGTTCTCTAAGTTGTTTGGATTAGGATCAACTACAGATGGAAATGATATCTTAGGTGATGAAAGAGGAGGCTTGACAATAACATTAATATCTGCTTCTGTTACCGTAGCAAAGTTATTAATAGCATAGTTCTTACATCTTTCAATGTTTATCTTTCTTGGAGGATTGTAATTATCAGTCCAAAATAATAAACCATTAATGTAGTTAATTCCTGTTACGTAAAATGACTTATTGAAATTAAGTAACGATGGTGTCGTTGGCGTAGTTTTAGTAGCTTTTAATACGACAGTAGTTAAATTTAATGTTTCATTGTATTCAAATATGGCATCTGCATTATCTCCAGCTACTAACCAATAAATTAAATTTGATTCATCGTATGCTAATGATCCTATACACTTGGCATTTGTTAGCCCTAAAGAGCTATTCATCAATCTATTACCTAGATAGTTTTGTACAGAACCATTGTTAGATCCTTCAGTAGAAATAAATTGTCCATCTGAATCTCCAACAATAATATTTAATGCATCACGATATTGACCATCAGGGAGAAAATGAGGATCTAAATCCTTGTTCATTATCCCCTGTAGGAAATTTCTTTGTAATTCTGCCATTTATTTTATCCACTTAGATTGGCCTCTCATGTTCATTAACAAGCGACCAGGATGTAAATTACTTAATCTAATTTTAGCGTTTCTCCAATTAGAGGTTTTTTCTTTACGAGCTCTATTAATAATATACTCAGGTTGATTAGCTTTTGTATTTAAGATAGCCCATTTAATATAAGAGTATAAATACTCTTCAGCTAATTTAGGTACAGGGATTTGCTCATCAGTTAATCCATATAAGCCATCAGAGATATACTCTACTACAACTGATTGACGATGCACACCTGTGCTGAAGTTAATTACGCCTTCTGTCTTATTGATAGTAAACGTGGGGTTGGCTGTAGCAGCTTCAGTATTCAATCCGTAATACTGACCTCCTGGATAATTAAAATACCACAATCCATCCAAATACCAACCCCATTGGTCGTTCTGTTCACAGTAACATTGATCCAATCCATCCAAACGAGATGCATCTAATTTAGATGTAACAATTAATGCGTTACCATCTTCATCAAATGTAATAGCATAAGTATCGTCCTGCAAAAATTCTACCGCTGAGTTTGCTTGCAAGTTCTCATGCATAGGATATAATATACCTCCACAGAATAATGATATGCGAACCCAGTTAACATAATCAGGAGGCAATACAAACTTAAGGTCATCACCAACTTCTAATTGCAAAGCATTAACAACACGATTTCCATCGTACTGCAATTCTTGCAATCCACGCTTGGCATGAAATAAGATTTTATATCGATTGACGTTATTAAGCAAATCGCCATCGTCCATGTACATTAATTGGAAATTGTTAACAATCTCATTTAACGTAACATTTTGATATGTCCCCCAGTTTTTATCTTTTGGGGTGACCCCGTCATTGGTGTAATATTCTTCTTGAGTCATTATTGAGCCCTTTGATCCATGTACATTTCTTCTTGCTTGGCATTAGCCACAACCTCTTGTTCCCGAATACTTGTTCCTGCATATTCGCATATTTTAACAACTAGCTTCGGAAAGTCTTGCCCGGTTAATTCAAAGTCTTGATAATCGTTAGCACTTTGATTAAACAATGGACTACCGTTCACAACTGTATACGTCCACTTAGGATCGTATGGATACCGAACATAATATGTTTCAACATTGTTAACTATCGTCAACGGGTAAATAGTTATGCTATCTCCTTGCATAACATATGCAGGGTATAATGTATTTGGTGCTGTTAAGTTTGATTGCAATAATTTATATACATTGCGTTGGTCAACGTGCTCAACTTCTTTTGAGTTATAATACAAAGCATTAAGCAAAAACCAATCAGTTGGCATTGCAAAAGTCTGACTTCCTGAACTGTAAGTCAATGGTACGTTTTTGGAAAAATAGTCAATGGTTTGATCCAATTGCTTTGTGATATCAGAATACCCAGATGTTTCTTGACCTTTAAAATCAGAAAGTTTTGAATTCTTGAAATCAATAAAGTATTGATTGAAGATTTCTAACTGAGCTTGCTTGGCAAACGAGTTGAATTCTTCTGGAGTTATATATCCATTATTATCCTTGTTAATAATAGACATCACAGTATTGCGGACAGAATTAATCATTGTATGTATTTATTTTCAATACCTTCATTATGCAAAAATAAGCATAATTTTCGGTATGCTTTTTCTTCGTCATCAAAGATTCCAATATACTTTTGTTTGCCATTAATATATACTTGAGCCCTCCATTTATGGTGTCCTTTATCCCATGTTACATTAGGATATTTGCTGCTTTTTTTATACATAAGGCTTCGATGTGAATAATTCTCTCTAAATGAAACTATTTCTAAATTAGATAAATTATTATTCAACTTATTGCCATCAATGTGATTTACAGACATGCCTTTATGTTTGCCCCAGAAACTTTCAGAAACAATCTTGTGGACCTTTTTAGCTAATCTGATGTAATTTTTACACAATTGTAAATAAAGATATCCATCGTTTGTTTTTCTTGGCTTTAATACCCTTTTATTAAATTTAGATATATTTCTTATTCTACCCAAATTGCTTACTTCATGTGTTTCCTCATACCCTAATACAGGAACCCATAATTCATTTTCCATAATAAAAATAGGTCTTACTAAATCCACCGCATCTCACCTCGGTTTCATTAATAAGACCATTTATGTTTTTAAGTTACGTATTGTGAGATGGTAACTACATGACAAAGATATAAAAAAAGGAGGACTTTTGTCCTCCCTTAGTTTTACTTCATTTTCTTTTCAATCATTTTATACAACTCGATACCATCATCACTTTGTAGATAAGACACAAGCAATTTAACTGGATCTTCACCAAAAGGAATACCCATTAATTTTTTCTTATTTTCTGTGAAGTTAAAGTAGATATCTCTGTTATTATTCTTAATTAAGAATAATCCATCTTGCAATGCTTTAGCAGCAATGTTACGTAAACGCAATTCAGGATCATCTAAGATGTCTAAGAATTCTTTCGCATTGTTACGAGCATACAATAAGATGTCTCTGTTTAATTCTTCGCTAGACAATTTATCTACACGAGCACCAAGTAGAATACGACCGATAGCTTCTTTAGTAGCTAAGTCTAAATTACGAGCTGCGTTCAACGCATCCATTTGAACATAAATCCAATCGATTTGCTCAGATGCATCTTTCTTAGTATCAATCTCTTCATACAATACACCACTCTCTGGGTGATATGCTAAGAACCTTTGTAATACTTGATTGGTTTTTGGTACAGTTAGTAGGCCATCTTCAAAGATAATTGGCTCTAAGATAGCGTGGCCATCTTGCTCATCTTCAAATGGAGACTTTTGATTTATTGCGTAACGCAATGGACGATTCTGTCCTGTTTGATCATCGAACCATAATAGTGGCTTACGAGAAGTATTTCTCGAAGACAACATAAAGGTCATTGGGAATGATTTTC